GAGGCCTGGTACTGGTCCGGCCAGGCCCACGAGACCAACTCCTCCTGGGCTTGGTTTCAGCTCTTCGTCAACGGCACCCAGTACTACGGCCGCAAGAACGACGAGTTCCGTGCCCGAGCCGTCCGCAGATTGCCCATTTGATCCTTTGATCATTCACTGAGGTTCCACATGCAAACCATCACCATCGAAGATCTGCAGGCCCGCCACATCGAGCTGGGCAAGCTGATCGATTCCTTCAAGGCGGCGCTGCCCGCCATCCTGCACATCCCCGGCACCGACATCGAGCTGAGCCAGGGCGAGCGCTACGCAGGCCTGATCCTGAACGAGCAAGGCAAGCCCAGCCACCACCTGGTGCTGCTGCCCGGCGAAGCCGAAGACAAGACCTGGGAGCAGGCCATTGCCTGGGCCACCGAGCAAGGCGGCGAGCTGCCCACGCGGGCCGAGCAGTCGCTGCTCTTCGCCAACCTCAAGGGCGAGTTCCAAGAGGCCTGGTACTGGTCCGGCCAGGCCCACGAGACCAACTCCTCCTGGGCTTGGTATCAGCACTTCGGCGACGGCTACCAGAGCGACCGCCACAAGTACGACGAGTTCCGTGCCCGAGCCGTCCGCAGATTGGTCATTGAGTAATTTGGTCATTTGAAATCAGCATGGCCACCCACACCCAACTTCCCATCTACAAGGTCGCCTACGACCTGCTCGACGTGGTCACCGACCTGGTCAAGAACATGCAGCGGGATTTCAAGCGCTCCATCGGCGACAAGATCGCCACGGAGTGCATCGAGATCACGGTGCTGGTCTTCCGGGCCAACGTTGCGCAGGACAAGGGGCCGCACCTGCTGGAGCTGCTTGAGCGCCTGCAGGTGATCGAGCTCATGATCCGCCTGGCCATGGACAAGAGGCTCATCTCGAAGCCCGGCTATGCCAAGGCGGTCGAGCTGACCACCAGCATCGGGAAGCAGGCCAACGGGTGGCGCCGCAGCGCAACACGCCCGCAGCATGGAGGTCAAGGCCGCCATGCCTGAGCGTTCTTTCAATCTGGTCGTGCAGCTGGCTCACAAGGCCACCGCCATGCGCACCACGGAGACCCCTGGCATCGCGCCAGGAAGGTCCGGCGCAGTTTCCCTGCTGAGCACTCGGCAGGGCGACGTGTCAAGCACGATGGGTCCTCCTGGGCTTGGTATCAGAACTTCAACAACGGCAACCAGAACAACAACCACAAGAACAACGAGTTCCGTGCCCGAGCCGTCCGCAGATTGGAGCGCACCTGCTGACCTGACCTTTGCTGAAGTCGCCCAGGCCTACTTCGACTGCCGCCGCACCAAGCGCAACAGCGCCAGCGCGCTGGCCTTCGAAGCACGCCTGGAGCGCAACCTCCGTGACCTGTACGACGAGCTGCTGGCCGGTGCCTACAAGCCCGGCCGCTCGATCTGCTTTGTCATCACCCACCCCAAGCCACGCGAGGTGTGGGCCGCCGAGTTCCGCGACCGCGTCGTGCACCACCTGCTGCACAACCGGATCGCACCGCGCTTTTACGCCCGGTTCATCGCTGACAGCTGCGCCTGCATCCCGGGGCGCGGCACGCTTTACGCCGCCAACCGCCTTGAGGCCAAGGTGCGCAGCGTCACCCAGAACTGGGCACGCACAGCGCACTACCTCAAGTGCGACCTGGCCAACTTCTTCGTCAGCATCGACAAGGTCATCCTGCAGGGCCTGCTTGACCGCCACGTGCCCGAGCCATGGTGGCGCACGCTGATGCACACCGTGCTGCACCACGACCCGCGCCAGGACTTCGAACTGCGCGGCGACGCCAGCATGCTGGCCCTGGTTCCGCGCCACAAGCGACTGGCCGAGCAACCCGCCCGCCTGGGGCTGCCCATCGGCAACCTGTCGAGCCAGTTTTTCGCCAACGTCTACCTGAATGAGCTGGACCAGTTCGCCAAGCACGGCCTTAAGGCCCGGCACTACATCCGCTACGTCGATGACTTCGTGCTGCTGCACGAGTCCGCCGAGTGGCTCAGCCACGCCCACCGGCAAATCGAAGCCTTCCTGCCTGAGCAACTGGCAGCACGCCTGAACCCGCGCAAGACCATCATCCAGCCGCTTCATCGCGGCGTTGACTTCGTCGGCCAGGTCATCAAGCCATGGCGACGCACGGTGCGCAGGAAGACCCTGCATGTGGCCCTCGACCGGCTCGCACACACCGAAGCGGGCGAGTTGCTGGAGAGCGCCAACAGCTACTTCGGCCTGCTGCGCCAGGCCACCCACAGCCACCACGACCGCGCCCAGCTTGCCAACCTGCTGCGGGGCCGCGGGCACGCGGTCAAGGCCGAATTGACCAAAACATACCGGAGATTCGCATGAACGCCGCGACACCCCCCAAGCCCTACCCTCCAGGCGCCCTGGTGCGCGTGCAGGACATCTGCCGCAACCCGAAGACGGGCAAGCAGGGCCTGCTCCCCATTGATCGCTCCACCTGGCACCGCTGGGTGGCATCTGGCAAGGTGCCCGCAGGCCGTGAACTGGCAGGCAGCAGCATCAAGGTCTGGCCCATCGAGGTGGTGCGCAGCCTGGCGGGCCAGGAGGTGGAGCATGCCTGACACCAAATGTCTGCCGATCCGCGGCAACCAAGTCAAATGCAATCGGGGCACCGGAGGGTGTGGCGTTCAGCACCCATCCGACCGCCCCACCGACAGCGCCGCCCTGTCCGCCATGCTCCTGGGTGTGGCTCACGATTGCTACACCGGCGGCATGACCGCCGCGCAAATCTTTGTCGGATTTGAGAAGGCCTTCAGCGTCCTTGCCCGTGGTGGCGCCCCTGCGGCAGAGGTGCCCACACAGATCGAGCGCAAGGTCTACAAGGGCAGCGCGGAGCACCGCGAGTACCTGGACGCCCGGTTTTCGTCAGGCGCCAACACCGGTCTTTCGTTCGAGTGGGATGGCAACCGTTGGGCCTACCGCCATACGTCGTTCGATGATGCTGGCGACTACGACCTGCTGTGGCGTCCTGCCCCCATCGCAACTGCGGCAGAGGTGCCGGAGGCGATGGGGGATGAGCCGGCGTTGCCTGACGAAGTCGCGCTGCACTGGCTTGGCGAAATGACCGAATCGACAAGCAAGAAGGCTGAGAAGTGGCGCATCGATGGTCGCCGCTTCACAACCCTTTACACCGCCGACCAGCTCCGCACCTACGCCAAGCAATACGCACAGTGGCAATCCACCCGCCTGCGCGGTGGTGTGCCTGAGATCGACTACGACGCGCTGATCCGAGCAGCGTTTGCCAAAAACCGGAAGTGGGCACAAGGCACGAACGGCTGCGTTGCGTTTGCCAAGGGTGCTGAGTGGTTCCGCGAGCAGGCGCTCATCGCCGCCCAGGCGGGGGGTGCGTGATGGCCGTCTACGTCGATGACATGGAGGCCGGCTTCGGTCGAATGGTGATGTGCCACATGGTGGCCGACACCGACGACGAGCTGCACGCCATGGCCGACCAAATCGGCATGGCCCGCAAGTGGCATCAGAAGGCCGGCACGCCTCACAGCCACTACGACATCTGCAAGTCGAAGCGCGCCAAGGCCGTCGCCCTGGGCGCCCTGGAAATCGGCAGGCGCGAACTGGTCGAGGTCATCCAGGCCAAGCGTGCAGCAGCCCAGGCCGAGCGCGAGAGCGCCACCCACCCCACCAAGGACACCAAGCAATGACTGACCGTCGCGCCAATGCTGCTCGCGCCGCAGCAGAGCACCACTCGACCCTAAGCGCATTTGCGTCTGTCATGCTGCTGCTGGAGGGCGGGCTGGTGTACGACCCATCAGCCTATCGGGTCGCCCAAAGAATCATCGACATCGCCAAGCGCGAAGAGCAGCGGCAATTGAAGAAGTACGACAAGGCTATGCAAAAGCTGAAGGACACACCATGACCAACGAAGTGAAGCGACCAACCGCCACGCTCAACTGGTCCCTCTATGTTGATTGCCCGCAATGCGACAAGAGCAACGACCTCGCAGGGCCTGAGCACGACACCGAACACCATGTTGCCCGCCACATCTTCAGCAACGCATGGGACAAGCTAAACGGCCACGAGGTGGAGTGCGAGCACTGCGGCCACGAGTTCACGATTGAGAAAGTCGAGTACTGACATGACCACCAACACCGAACAACTGCTGCGCGAGGCGGCAAGCGAAGCGCTGCTGACACTTGACGGGATCGCTGACACGAACCCACGAGACACGGCTGATTTTGAAACCCCAGCCGAGTGGATTACGTGGGCCAAGTCTCGCGCCCGTTGGGCTGCTGACGCGCTGCGCGTACCTGTCGCCCAGGAGATTCACGCCGAGCGCATTCTGAAACAAATGATGGATGAGGCCCAGCGAGTCGATAAGACGTGCGCAACCTGCGGCTTCGTTGGGCAAGAAGACCCCGTGAAGGGTTGCCCGAAATGCGGGTTTGATGACATGCGAGCCAAAGCCGCAGAACACCGCGACGGAAGGCTTTCGGCGCTTGAAGATGTTGCTGTTCTGCGAGGTGAGCGCGGCGTACTGGTGCGCCTGCTGGTGGAGGCCGACAAAGTGCTGAGCACGCTGGAGGGTGAGAGTACCGACGAGCAGGAAATGCTGGAAGGGCTGCGCCGCCAGATTTTGGCGGCTACCGCACAGCACAGACCGCAGGAGTCTGACCTGCTTTCTGTGCGCGCAGGTCTTGGGGCCTAACCCCTTTTTAGACCAACCCGCCGCCCGGCCGATGTTGGTCTAACGCAGCCCTCCAATGGCGAGCACGATTTAGGACACACATGAGCAACCTTGAGCAACTGAGGGCCCAACCCCCCAGCTAAGCGCGCGGCGTAGCCGTCCGCTTGAGCGCCCGGTTAGGCCTGGTGGCAGATGCCAAGGGCCTGACCAACACACAAGCCGACCCGCAAGGGTGGGCGCCTGATTTGAGCCTGCAACGCGGGCGGAAAAGGACAGCGATGACACAGAAACACCCAATTCAACCGCTGGCGCCAGATGCGCGAGGCGTGCTGCGTTTCCAGGCCAATGCCATTGTTCGGCATCTGATCGACACGCACCCGACCGTGGACATGAACACGCTGGCGCGAATGGATTTCACCAACGACGACCGCCAGCAGTTCGCGCAACTGATCGGGTACAGCCTGAACGGCTACAGCGAGTTGCGGAGCTACGTAGATGATGAGTCCTACGCCGCCGCCAACATGGCCGACGGCATGGACGAGCGCGACGCCACCATTGCCGCGCTGCGCGAAAAGCTCGGCGCACTGCGCGCAGCGATTGACATGCTGCGCGAGCCGATGGCGATGCTGCTCGAAATGCATCCCGATGACCTGAGGGCCTAACCCCAAATAGACCAACCAGGCCGACCGCCTGATGTTGGTCTAAAACACCTCCTGCACAGGGAGGCCAGAGATTTAGGAGGCCTAAATGGACACGGTAAGAACTGAGCAACTGAGGGGGAAGTGATGGAAGCAGTAGTAGAGCGACCAGACCTGACCGACGCTGAAGTGGATGCGCTGTGCCCCAACCTGACCCAGAATGCAGCCAAGATCCGCTATCTGCGCGACGTCTTGGGCCTGCAGGTCGAGCGCCGTAGCAACGGCCGACCGCTGGTCTGGCGTCACGCGCTGCTGGCGGCAAAAGGTGCACCGGCTCGCGCGACGCAAGCAGCACAAGCCGAGTCAGCGAATCAACCCAACGTGACCGCCATGGCTCAGTGGCTGGGCACCCGGAAGGCGAAGCATGGGACGAAAGCGCAAGGACGGTGATCCCCTGGGCCTGGCCGGCACCCGCCTGGCCATGCGCCGCGGCAAGTTCTGGTACCGCCACCGGGCGACAGACACCGCCGCCGAGCGCTGGGAAGACTGCGGCACAGACCTGGCATTGGCCAAGGAGCGCGCCAACCTCTACAACGAGCCCGGCCGGGCCTACGGTACCGTCGGGTACTGGCTTGATCGGTTCATCGTGGCATGCGAAGCCCGCGTGAAGGCCGGCACTCTGAGCGCGCGCACGCTGGCCGACTATCGCGCCAACGTCGTCCCCTTGAAAGTCTTCTTTGGCCCCATGTTGGTCGGCGCCGTGAGGCCCAACCACGTCAGCGCCTACCTGCGCGACAACGAGGCGGCGGGTCGGCCCGTGCCGGCCAACCGCGAACGGGCCTGCCTGTCCGCCATGATCTCCTGGCTGCTGCGCTCCCCTGAGTGCCCGCCCGGCCTGACCACCAACCCATGCATGCGCGCGGCCGGTGTCACCCGCAACGAGGAAACCAAGCGCGAGCTTTATGTGGAGGATGCCTGGTACCGAGCGGTCTACGAAGCGGCCTCGCCCGAGGTGCGCCTACTCATGGAACTTACCTACCGCACCCTGCAGCGCCCCGAGTCCGACATCATCGCGTGGTCGCCGTCCATCATCAAAACCAAGGGCGACGGCAAGGTCCTGCACTTTCGCCAGGGCAAGACAGGGCGCCTCATCGACATCGGCCTCGAGGGTCGGCTGCTCGAGTTGGTCGAGGATGCCGCAGGCACCATCCCGGTGCTGCGCCGCCCCCTTATCTACGCCACGCGCGGCAAGAACAAGGGCAAGGCCTACACCTATAGCGGCATAGCCGGGATGCTGCGCAAGGTCATCTACAAGATCCGCGCCGAGCACGAGGCCCAGGGCGGCCCGCTGGCCACCATGCCGACTTTCGGATTCCGAGACCTCAAGGGCAAGGGCGCCACGGATATGTGGCTGGCCGGTATTCCCATCGAGCGCATCCAGCTGCTGTGCGGGCACGCCGACAAGGCCACCACAGAGCGTTACATCAAGGCTCGCTGGCGCGAGACAGCGGCGCCCAACCTGATCGCAATTTGACCCCACCAGAGCCCGCAGAAAGCGGGCTTTTTCATGGGCTTGGCGCGTCTCAAATACAGGTTTTTGGATTTCGTCATCCCAGTGGAATTTAATATAGAACGACAGCCAGTTATGAGACCAGAAAATCGGCCATCGCCTTTATCCATCGAATGAATCTCGATTTGAGGGCTCCGACTGTTAATCCGTAGGTCCCTGGTTCGAGCCCAGGTCGGGGAGCCAAAAAAGACTAGGTGCGATAATCACTTAGCCAACAAAGCCACCCACGCGGTGGCTTTTTGCTTTTGGGCTTATGAGACGAGATTACGAGACGCGTCCCATATCCAGCAGTTGAATATGCGCCTCACCGAATCGGCCGCCCATGCTCCAGGATCGGCTCGTCTTCGTCCGCCTGGCGGGCCTCGCGGCGCACGGCCTCAATGAGCCGGGCGAGCTTCTCGTAGCCCTCGGTGCTGAGGTAGGTCAGCCCGAACTCGCGGGCCAGCTTCTCGGCCGCCAGGGCTTCTGGGGTCATGGCGTGGCGGGCGCCGGCTCAGAGCGCCAGCACTCGCGCAGCAGGCGCCGCGCTTTGGTCAGGGTGCGGCCGGTGTCGGCGGCGGACTCGGCGAAGTCGGCAAGCTCGGAAAGAGCCTGGCCATCGAGGACGACAGCACGCGCTCCAGCCACGCCGGGTAATCCGGGATCGGGCTTTCCATCACCTCGGCCGGCAACGGGGTCCGCTCCACCGCCACCGGGGCGACAAAGCACGGGGCGGGCGTGCTGCTGCAGCCTGCCAGACAGAGCATCAACACGGCCAGCGCGATCGGACTTTTCCTTGGCAAGCGCATCTTTCACCTCCAGCACCACGGCATTCAGCCGCCTTTCCTCTTTCCTGGCCCGCTCCTTCTCCAGGCTGATCGCGTGGGATGAGGCCAGCTGCACAGCCAGCAGATCGGCGCGCGCCTTGCTGGCATCGGCGTTGGCCTGCAGCCGGAGCACGTCCAGCCGGATGCACAGCACCAGCAGCACGCCCACCACCAGTGCCCACACCCACGCGGGCAACAGGTCGAGGGCTGCCAGGATCTTGGTCACGTCACCCTCCGGCCAGCACGGCAGCGATGGCGCCAGCCACCAGCCACTTACGCTCTTGGTAGGTGGCCAGGTCGAACGGGTTGCTGATGAAGAAGCACTCCACCACCATGCCGCCAGCGCGCACGAAGCCCAGCCGGCCGCGCGCCGTGGCTGTCTGGTCAATCCACCCTGCATCACCACGGACACGCAGGCCCAGCACGTTCGCGATGGCCTGCGCCAGGCGCTGCGCCCGGGCTTTGTCCTTCGGCATGGCTACCACCTCCACCCCCGTGGCTGCGGGGATGGTCGAAGCATTGGTGTGCAGATCGATCGCCCAGTCTGTGCCGGGCACCAAGGTCAGCGCGTGCGCCAGCGGCAGGTTCTGCCACCGGGCGCCATCCGTGCGGACCTCGGCGCCCTTGCCTCGCAGCTTCACGGCCACGATGTCGCGCAACTCTGTCATCAGGTCGCGCTCGCAGACAGGCCCGGCCACCGCGCCCGGGTCGCTGCCGCCGTGGCCGGCTGTGACTGCGAACTTCACGACTTGCCCCCCGGCATGGCGTCACTGGCCATCTCTGCAATGTCCTTGCCTTCGCGCTTCTGGAACCACCGCATGACAGCGGCCACGATCCAGAACCCAGGCAGCGCGGCCAGCAGCACGAACGGCAGGCCAGCGCTCAACCAGCCGAAGAAGAACGCCTCATCGTGCCCCTGGTACAGCTTCACCCAGTAGGCCAGCCAGTCCGGGTCAAACTTGATGTACCGATAGGCCGCGTAGGTGCCCAGCGTGCATGACGACAACAGCCCGCACAACAGCCGCGTCGAGATGTCGTCCATCTCCTTGCCCTTGGTGGGCGGCACCACCTTGAAGCCAATGACGGTCCCAAGCACCGAGGCCGCCAGCAGGATGAACCCGCCAAGCAAACCAGACTTGAGGCTGAAGGCCACACCGGCCCCGGTTTCTGCTGCCATGTGAGTTGCTTTCATGGTTGTGCTCTTGGATCAATCGGCGAGCTTGCGAATCTCATCCGCGTGAGGCGCCCAGACCTTGACCAGGTCAGGATCACGCAGCGGGTCTCGGGTGTAGGGCTTGATGGCTTCGTTCAGGCCGGCGAGAGTGGGCGTGCTCGCGATGGCGGCCAAGGCCCGCTTGGTGCCCACCAGGGAGCACGTCGCCTTGAGGCAAACGACCATCGACGGCAGCGACTCGCCCGGGCAGTACCAAGTAGCGAAGTCGCCTCGCGAGTTGGACTTGAACAGCGCGGCCGTGCCGCTGCCCAACGGCTTCGGGATACAGGTCACGGGCCCAGCCTGGGCGGTCGAGATGGCCGCCAGCATGAGCAGGGAGGCTAGGCGGGTCATGACGTGGCGTCAGACCATGGCGTTGACGATCGATCGCCCAATCCGGGCACCACCGAAATAATCGCAACCCGCCTCATTCGGATGCACGGTGTCCACGATCAGGCCGGAAGCCTGTTGTGCCGCGTAGCGCTCCGTCACGTTTGCCCCGTCAAAGTCCTTTGTGAGGTCCAGGACGGCAGCGCACGTGAATTCATCGGTGACTGCCTTGTAGGCCTCAATCAGCTCGAATTGCGAGTACGGGACCGAATCAGCGGCAACGGACACGGGGTTGCGAATCGTGCCGCAGACAACCAGGGTGTCCAACCCGATCGAGTTCATGTATGTGATGTGGTTGCGCAGGTGCTGGCGCTGCCGCTCAAGGGTCACGCCCCACGCCGTGCCCTGCTGCGTGTCCGCCCACATCTTGAGGTCGTTGACGTCGGTCATCACGATGTTGCCGCCCTCGAACCCCATGCGGGTAGACACCGACTGCGCCTGCGTGAGCCGATAGTTGGCCCCGCTCGAAATCCAGTTGCCGGGAGGCGCCGTGTCCGTGTCGTCCAGGAAGGACGAGATGATCTGCATGTTCGCAAACCCAGGCACGGAGATGCGATCGAGCGTGATGCCCGCGCTCGTCTTCAGGTCCGGGTCAACCGCATAGGCGGCCACTGTCCCGCTCGTCGCGCCAATCAGTGCGACCGTGTCGCCAGCGGTCAGGCCGGTGATGTCGTAGCTGTACCAATAGGTTGTGCCAATGGGGGTCGGCAGGTTGGTGACGGCCGGCGCGTTCTGGGTCGCGCCACCGTTGATCGAGTACCGAGGCACAACGCCGACCGCCGAGGCGTAGCCAAACACTCGCACAGCAGTGCCAGCGGCGATGAAGCTCGCAGAGTGCCCCGACGAACCCAGCGCGAGCGCATATCCACCGGGGCCGGTCGATGTGTACGGGCCGGAGATAGACGCCCCGCCTGCCAGGGTGAAGAACGCTGCCGGGCCGTTCCCCGCGAACGTCTCAACACCGTAGCCCACCACACCCTGGACCGACGCATTCAGCGCGCGGCAGACAGCACCCGGGATCGACTTGGAGCGCCATGCCGTGACGTTCGACACGCCGGAACTCGTCGTGCCGTCCGAGCCAAAGCCCGTGAACGAGTGGATGTAGAACGGAATGCGGACACGACGCTTGCCGCCTGCCGCAACGGCAAGCGCAAAACGGCGCAACTTCTCGCGCCCGTAGATTTGTCCGATCGGTGAGTCCCCCACCACATCACCGGAGGGGGTGAGAAGGCGACCATCGTCGTCAACAAGAACGGGCGACATGCCGTCGCGAAGCTGGTATCCGACAGAGCCAGAAACAGCCGTCAGGATCAGCTTTGCGTGGGCATCGTAGGGGCCGAAGTCTCGCGATGCTGCCGTCACCGTGGTGGTGCCAGATGGCGCACCGTAAGCGGCCTGCACGGTCGCAGTGCCAACAGCGGTGACGCGGTAGACCTCGCCAGGTGCGAGGATCAGCTTCGCGTTGTTGCCTTGTGCGATGTCGGGCATGTCTGGGCTCCAGAATCAATGTGCTTTGCTGCGCTTGATGCTAGGGAGGCCAGAAACGACGAAGCCCGCACGTGGCGGGCTCCTGATGGAGGCTTGAGGGTCAGACGACCATCATCAACGCTGGCGATGAGGGATCAGGCCCGATCAGGCCAGCAACCGCCCCCGCCGTGTCCAGGCTGGCCAGAGATCGGCGAAGCGCGGACAAGTCCCCGTCTGGGTTCTTGAACGATCGAGAGGCCCCTGAAGGTGCGCCCTGACTTTGAATCCGACGCGGCGATCCTGCTGCCGCAATCAAAGCCACGGCCATGCACTGAATCAGCGTCTGGTCATGGTCACTGTAGCCCGCCGATACCATTGCAGCCTCGGCAGTGGCCACCTTGGCGACGGCAGCGTCAACGATGAAAGACGGCACGCCGACGCCCAGGGCCTCGTCAAGGTACTGCTGCGCCTGCGTGCTCGTGATCATCACTTGCTGCCGGTCTTGGTGGTGGCGGCCTTGAGCTTGGCCGTCAGGTCGGCGACTTGCGAGGTCAGGTCGGCGGCGGTGGCCTTGGCGGCTTCGGCTTCGGCCTTGGCTGCAGCCATCTGCTCGTTCAGGCCCGAGATGATGGATTCGGACTGCTCCTGCGCCATCAGCGCCAGGGCGCCGGCCTCGTCCAGCTTGGCCGTCAGGTCCGCGACCTCGGCCTTGAGGGCTTGCACCTCTGCCGAATCGCCTTCCAGGACAACCTTCACCGGCTCGCCGAACTCCAGCGTCACGGGCTCGTCGTCGCCGACCTTCTCGAACTTGCCGACAGCCCAGGCGGGCTCGCTGCCGAGCTCGACCACGTCGCCAACCCGAGCCCCGAGGGGCCATGGTGCTTTCAGGTGGGTGATGCGTGCTTTCATGGTCAGGCCGCCGTCAGGTGAGCGATCTGCGAGCGACCGTCGTAGTCGGCGCGGAACTGGGGAGCCGCGGCGGCCATCACGGTGAACGAGTAGTCGTCTTCCGGGTTCAGGCGCTGGTTGGGGCGGGTCATCAGCGGCAGGCCGTTGAGCACCTTGCCCCACTTGCGCGAGGACAGCGAGGCGATGCCGATCACCTCGTCCGCAGGGATGCGGGTGCTCGGCACGATGCGCTCGATCTGCTCGATTTCCTTCAGGCGCTGCAGGATCGTCTTGGGGTAGCCGGCCGTGAACTCGTTCAGGGACGCATAGGTCCAGTCGGCGTAGTTCATGAACACGGTGATCCGGCCGTAGGCGTTGTCGCCCACCAGTGCGTTGACCAGCTTCACGAACGTGGCCAGCCAGTTGGCGCCGGTGGTTGCCGACAGGTCGAAGCCGTGCGTGTCCGTGTTGCGCTGCGGGAAGGTGCGCAGACCGTAGATCGTGGAGCCGTTGACCACGATGCTCGACAGGCCGTTGATGGCCATGTCTTCCAGCTTCTCGGCCACCTTGCGCTGCGAGTTGGAGATGCTTTCCTGGTCGATCATGCCGCCACCCTTGCGGATGACTTCCATCTGGCGCCAACCGATGCGGACTTCGTTGTCCACGATCGGCACCGGGGTGCCTGCGAACTTGACGTTGGCTTGATCGGCCTTGCCCTTGCCGCGGCCGTCCATGCTGACGTTCACCGAGCCGCTGTCGCTGATCTGCGGGTAGAACGACACCAGGTCACCCAGGCCAACGGGCTGGTTGCTGGCGGCGGCCAGCGTGTTGAAGACGACCAGCTCGTCGCGCTGGATCTGGGCGGCCTCGGCATCGATGCGGCGCCATGCATCGACAGGGATCGGCGCGGCATTGCCGGTGATGGTGACGCGAGAGGCCATGGCCACCTGCGAAGCATTGAACTGCTCGCGGCCAGCGATGACGCCTTGCTCTTGTGCGTTGGTGAACAGCAGCATGTGGCCTCCTTAAGCCTTGGTGTAGATGTTGGCGACTTCGAAGTCCATCAGGTCGCCAGCCAACTTGACGCCCGAGCCGCGCGAGAACGCGACGACACGGTCACCGGAAGCGGCGGCAGCCAGGCGGCCAGCAGCGCCGACGGTCAGTTCTTGGCCGAAGGCGTAGGTGGCAGCAGCCACCGCGCCCTGGTAGGACTGGCCGACTTCCAGGATGTAGGCCACGCCCGTGTCGCCGGATGCGTAGGCGGTCAGCAGCGGGTCGGTCGCGTTGAAGTGGCCTTCGCTGTAGAAGTCGCGATTGCCCAGCAGTCGCAGGTTGGCGGCGAAGGCCGTGGCCTGGGTCAGGGTGGATGCGCCCTCGGTCACGAACGTGCACGGCAGGTAGGCGCCAGCGACGGTCTTGTCGCTGATGGTCTTGGGCTGGCGGTCGAACGGGCCGCGGTAGACACGATTGGGCATCACTTGCTCCCTTCAGAGAGGTGAGAGTTCAGGGAGTAGCCCGCGAACTCGGATTGGGTGGCGCCCGATTGGTTGGTCACCACGATCGGGGCGGCCTTGCTGTTGGCCTTGAGTTCCTTCAGACGATCGAGGCCCAGCTTCTGCAGGTCTTCGACGGTCAGGGAACTGTTGACGGCGAGTTCGGCGGCCAGGGCCTTGACTTCGGCTTCGGCCGCAGCGCGCTGGTTCATTTCGAACTCGGCGATCTTGGAGTTGGCGGCCGTCAGCTTGTCTTCGACAGGCTTGGTGACCAGGGCGTTGTAAGCGGTCAGCAACTGGGACTCGTCCAGGCCTTCCGTCTTGATGCCGGCTGCATTGAGCGCGGCGAGGATCTTGTCTTTCACGGCATCCACCTCGTTGCTGTTGGTGATGGGTTCGTACTCGACCTTGCGGACCACTTCCACAGGTTGCCCGAGCAATGCTACGGAGCCGGTCGAATCGACCGCGTAGTCCTGCCGGTACAGCTTGTCGGCCTTGTCGACGTAGATCACGGACTTGCTGAAGACCTCGCGCGCCCAGGCGCCTTCGGGCAGGACAGCGCGCAGGCCGTCATAGATCTGCTCGAAGGACAGGTCGGAGTTGCCCAGAAGCTTGCGCAGCCAGCCGGCCACGCCTTCAAAGCGCCGGTCCACCGGCTCGGTGCTGACGTTCACGGATTCGACCTCCACCTCTTGGCCTTCGGAGTTCAGGAACATGCCGACGCCCTGCTCGGGCGTGCCGGCTCCAGACTGGTTGAGCAGGATGGCCAGGTGGTCGTATTCGATGCCCGTGGCGATCCGGTTGTACTTCTTGCCCCCGCTCTCGCCATTGGCCGTGACCATCTTGCAGACCAGGCCGGTGCTGACGTGGATCGGGTCGGCGTTCTGGCCGTTGATGGCTGCATCCAGGCGCTCGACCAGCTTCTGGCCTTCCGGGTGCGCCTTGGCTTGGGCCTCGTTGACCACAATGTCGAACAGGGAGCGCCCACCCTCGTGGCGCGCATTCGTGCAGATGCTGCCGATGTAGCTGTTCAGCAAGGCCTCACCGTTGAGCGCGCTGATGAACCGGCCCTGGCCGTCCTTCGGGTGCCCTGCCGGCGCCGGCTTGCCGTTCATGGTCGACACACCCGTCTTGAGCTCTTCAGCCGGGTAAAGCGCCGAGTTCATGACGATGCCATCGACCGCGCCGCACACGTCCTTGATGGTGTACGTGCTGCCAGTCTTGGAGACGTTCGAGGCGTTGACCGCCGAGAGGATGTGGACGCGGGTCTTCATGCGTCCGCATGCTAGGAAGACTGCTCCTGCGCCTTCTTCCAAGCTGCAAGCTCACCATTCATCTGGGTCTTGAGGGCGTCCGACAGGATGGGCTTGCCGGCATCGTCAAGCAGACATTCGGTGACCCCGCAGTGACAACGGTAACGCTCCCCACCCTTGGAGTAGAAGTCGCGCACCTCCTTGGGGGTGTAGACCTTGCCGTTTCGGCTGGCGTGGTGCGGCCGGGTGGTCGGGATCAGGGCTGACGTCCACAGCAGGCCCGATCGGATGCCCAACTGCTCGGCGGCGAACTCGGCCTCGGCCATCCGCGCCTGGCGAAGCGTCTCGGTGATGTCGGTCTGAGCGTACAGCATCGCCCGGGACTTGCCGACGTCCAGCCGGGCCATGATCTCCTTGCGCACAGCCTTGGGGCCCTGGCCATCGATGACGGCTCGCCCGATGGTCTGGGAAAGCTCTGACCTCACCGACTCCGACAGGCTCTTCCACTGGTCGTAGCTCTTGATCTGGGCGACAGCGACCCGGCTGCGGTAGGGCTCGGAGTAGATGACTTGCTGAAGGGTGCGCGAAGCCGCGTAGACCTCCGACAAGCCCGTCAGATTGGCGACCGACTGCGCGGTTCCCAGCTGGGATGCCTCCGCGTCGAACGGTGCCCACCAGAACCGGTGCGCGGTTTGTTGCCCCTCTGCCAACCACCGATCAAGCGCAGTGGCCAGGGCCTGGGAAACGGCCGACAGTTCTTCCGGCGTCAGGCCGTACATGACCCGGGCGTCGTTGAGGTTGTAGTACCGGATTCCATCAAAGATCGCCAGCACCTCCTTGGATAGGCCAGCGAACCGCCGATTGATCTCTGCTGCCGCGCGCCGCAGGATGCCGGCCGACCCGGTGCGGTCCCGGGTGTCGCCGGGGATGATCGGATTTCGGCGCTTCCTCACGGCGGGGCATCGCCGGCAGGATCGCCCTCACCCATCGGCAGGAGCGGCAGCGCTTCCTTGTATCCGGCCACCTTGCGCAGTTCCTCGACGGTGAAGATCGGCGGAAGGCCGGCTTGAAAGGCTGCCGTCATGGCCTGTGTCATCTTGGTCAGGTTGCCCAGTTTCTCGTCGTCGGAAGGCGCGGCAATGTCCGGCCATTCAACCTCGAACTTGCCGTCCTCGATGACGCCGGCCGCCTGCATGCGGCGGACGAAATCCTTGATGATGCGCGTCAACTCATTCGCCTGGCGCGACTTGTAGCGGGCGATCGCGTCTGCCTTGTCCTCGTTGCTGGCCAAGCGACCGGTCTGCTGCCCGAAGATCACGGTGAACGGCAAGCGCACCGAGGCAGCGAAGTTGTTGGCCGACACCTCGAACGAAGGCTTAGGGTCAGAAATCGAGGTTTGCAGAGTGGTCGCGTCGCCGCCCTGCATCACGATCGAAGAGTCCTGGTTCCGGTTGATCGACTTCGACTGCTCTTCATGCACCTCGCGGACAGTCTTGGTCTGCCCTTCCTGCGTGGTGATGGCCTGCACCTGAGCGTTCGCGTCGTATTTGAAGACGATGGTCCGCGCGGAGTTCTTCAGGAACGACTCGCCGGAGCCGCCGCTGATCTTCTCGATGTTCACCAGGTCATTGAAGCCGGCACGCAGCAGGGGCACCCCCTCATACATGTCTCCGACCGACCCTTCGGCGAAGATCTGAACGCGGCTCGGGTGGACGTCTGCCCATTCGTCAGGCTGACCGCTTGCATCTTGGGATGCAATCGCGCGCTTGCGATACTGGAACATCCGCGGCTTGCCGTAGTTCTCAGCGTCGCTCGGGTCACTGTGCCAATCTGTGACCTTCAGTTGGTTCTCGAACACAGGGATGATGTCGACGAGCTTGGACGCTCGCTCCATCGGCTCTGTTAGCGCCTTGCCGTCGGCGACGCGGTAGATCAAGCCCGAGTAGCGACCGATCAGGTTGCGACGGTCGAACTCCTTGAACTTCGCCCAGAGCTCCAGGTCATCGAATAGTTCGTTGACCTTCGTCTCCCATGGTGAGACGTCATCGGTTTTCGGGGTTTTGATGCGTGGCAGTGCCTGCCAGCACCCATCCAGAAGCCGATGCACCGCGCCATTTCCGCCGCCCGTGCGCTCATACGCCCGGTACATCTGGTCAAACGTGACCTCGGACGGCCATCCGTACTGCACCCAGGCAGTGGGGCGCTTGCTGTCCAGGCCCATGGCAAACGCCAGGAGTTCCTCCCGGCTGCGGATCACCGACTGGTCAACGTTGACGACGACATGGCTCATAACAGACCATGCTAGGAAGGCATCAGAGTTGGGCCGCTTGCATGAAAAGCTGGTCTATGTCCGAGCCGTTCAGTCCTACCAAAGGCGCAATGGCTTCAATCAACGGATTGGTGCGCTCGAATGTCCCCGCGGCCTGCCATGCGATCTGCACGGCGCGCGGCGAATTCTGAATCAACTGGTCCACCTGGTCGAGCTTGCCAGCAGACAGTAGAGAAAGTAGCGCTTGGCGCCTGGAGACAACCTGCGGCACGGCGTTTGGTTCAATTTCATGCGGCTGCAGTAGTTGCCAGGTTTCATCTGGCTCGCAGTCCTGAGGACCGTCAACCGCGCGCCAGCCGGAACCATTGTTCCGAACTGCGTAGCTCACAGGTTATCCTCCCAGCCGACGCAGCAGACGACGCCGCCCCCAACGCAGGCCCAGTAAAGGTTTGAGGATTCGAGAACCATCATCCCCCGGATCACGCCGCCGTAGGTCGTGGCATTGACGATCAGCGAGAGGGGCGCTGGATTCGCGCTGGATCCCACGCCCCCAAACTGACCATTGGGCGCGACGATGACGGATGAGGCATTGCCAATGCGCGTCAGAACGTCGATTACACCAGCCGTGCTGGGCACGAAGTTGCCGACAGCGATGGTCGCAAATGCAGGGGCAGATGTGTCTCCCGCCGAACCGCTCGCCATCTGTGGGAAGTTGGGGACGTTGCTGGCGAGGTTGACGAGGTACTGAACTCGCCTTCCGCGCTGAGTGAATCCGAGCGGGAATTTGCTGGCTGTTCCATCGGTGCGAATCCAGCCAACGCGTGCCTTGTGCGTGTAGCCGCCCGGCATGGCGGGCGATGTCGCCGACGTGGAGATAAGCCCGGCTGTCGTGGATCCGTTCCAGATCACCCAAACCGCGTACCAAGTTGAACCAGCAAGCGTGCCTGCGTCCAGTCCATTGGCCCCACTGGCGGCGGTGTTGATGACCAGGGAGACGCCGGACACAAGCCGCGGGGCGCCCGTCGCCGAGCGCAGCATCAACTCACCGGCCGACACACTGACACTGGCGTTCAGGCCAGTCGCGCTGAGTGAGAGCGACGAGAAAGAGAGTGAAGACGACACCAGCGCGCTGTCTGCAATCAGCGTTTCGGCCTGCTGCTTTGGAACCGGGTGCAACGGATCCGTTGCGTTGCCGAACAGCTTGAATAGGCCGGTCATGTCGCCGCCCGACTTCTGCAGGGCGCCGTTGATGAGGCCTTGAACCGGAGCCGCCAACTTCGCAAATTCAATGGTTCCGGCGCCACCAACGAGCGGCACAGCGTATGAAACCAGGTCCGCTTGAGTGACGTTTGAAACCAGGCGCCACTGGGCACCATTGAACGTGCTCGTGGTGGTGAACGGCAGGCTGGCCGGGTCTGCGTGGTAGGTGTTGCCGCCGTTGGTGACGGTCTGCGTCGACCTGGTGATGGCTAGGCCCGAGGCAAATGCGACCGGCGCCTCGAATCCGATCAGGCGAATCGCACCGGTGAGGGTCAGGCGCTCAACACCGCGCCGATCAATGAAGCTCTCGGCGGTGCCGTTGATGACCTCGTCCAGCTTCTGAGCGTTGAACAGCAGGTCTGAGGGATCAGCCGAAGGAACGGCGCTCGTGGTCGGCATCAGTCGGCCTCATAGATTCGTGGGTCGTACTGGGCCAATGCTATGGAGACGGTTCCGTCGCCGCCCGGTGTTGCTTCGGTGAGGGTGTACAGGCCTTGCGATTCAACCTCTGCGGCGGTCAGGCCCGGCGCGAAGGCGTACCGGCTGCCGCACTGGCGCGCGCCATCGGCGACATAGAGCCCGGTCGGCACGCTGGCCAGCTCAACCCGCCCACCGGCCGCCGGGTAGCACTCCACCGGCGTGCCCAAGTACTGCCCGTCGGCGCCGGTGAAGATGATGCGGCCGGTGGCCTCGCCTGACCACTCCAGGGGCTCGCTGGTGGTGATGATGTCGCCATCGATGCCGATGACCTCCCCCGCCTGCAAGCCCTCTTCGCCGCCGAAGTCGGCCGGGTCAACCCAGCGCACCAGGGCGCCCAGGCCAAGCGCTGCGGCATCGGAAAGCGCTGTGTCGCTCACCGTTATTCGCTGGTAAAGCAGGCGACGGGCCTCCATGTGTGCGCGGTTTTCGGCCTGCGCCATGGTCGTGCACCCTGAGAGGCGGATCTTCTTGGGGTTGCGACTCGAACCTGACACGACGGCGCCCGAGGAAATCGACAGCCGGACATAGGCCTTCGTCGCCTGGGTGTCTTCCTTGACGTACTCGAGCTCGATCCCGTCATAAGAGGCCGGCAGGTTCGCAGAGTAGGCAATGGACGATTCACCGTTTGCCGCCAGATTGCGGTAATCAAACTGCATCTCAGGGTATGGCTTTTCTTGGTCGCGCGTGCAGGTCCAGCGCAAGCCGTCACGCCACAGCGTGCACCGAGCGTGGTTGGCCACGATCTGCATTCGCTCGCCCAGGCTCAGGTCGGCATCATCGAATGAGCCATCAAAGCGCAGGAGGGCCGAATCCTCTCCGAACTCGGCATTGATCTCGGCCAGCTTTGCCACATCCAGCCACGTGATCTGGTTGCCCGCCAAGGTCCAGATGTGCGCCATGATTCGGCCAAAGTTGCGGGATGGGCTCAGCACATCGCTTGTCAGGCTTCGTACATGACGAAGCCACCGGACATTGAATTTGCGTTCGCTGTAACCCGTGGCCTGCTCGGTGGCCTTGGTCGTCACCTTGATGATGGTCACACCCGGCAGGCTCTTGGTCGCGTAGTAACGCACCGCATAGACCTCTTCGAGCTTGGCGATGTCACTGCCATTTGCGTCGACTTGGGCAGTCACACGACTGAACTTTGCCTGGTACTTTCCCTGACCAGCGGCCGGCGTGGCCTTGATGGTGTAGAACCGCTGATCGAACGTGTCATCCGAGAAGGTATCTACTCTGGTCTCTCTGGACCCATAGATTTCCTCTCCACCATCGTTGACCTTCCACCAGGTAGCCCGCACTTGAACAGTACCCTTTAGGCCCCTAGGGAACACGATGTTCCAGTGAATCCGGCTGCAGGGCACTGCCAATGTGTAAGGCCCAAGCACCTGTTCGGCGACCAGGTTGGGGTCGATGCTGAAGGCAATGCCAGAGCCAAATTCGTTTGCCCCCCAAGCCGTCGAACTGAATGTGAAAGTCACCAGGCCCGCTGCCGTCGTAAAGCCGGTCATGGTGCAGGTCTGATTGAATGCCGTCGGGCCAGCCCCATAGCTGAACTGCACCACCGCTGTTCCGCTCGGAGCCAGGGCCTTGACGTTGTCCAGCGTGGAGCCATCGGGCACCGTGATCGTGAAGGTGGTCGCGCCAGAGACGGCATTGAACGAACCGGTGCGCACGATGGCGGCCACCTCGCCCGGGTAGTCCAGTTCCTGGCCGTTGACTTCCGGACTCTCGAACGCCTCCAGGACATCGGTCAGAACCGTGGTGCTGAACTCAGGGTAGCTCGCCGAAACCTGGGGCTCGAACACTTGGTAAGAGGCGCCGGCGATGTTGAAGATGCTGGTGTCGGCGTACTGGACATCGGTGATCGTGCCTTTGCCGCGGCTGACGCACATCCACTCGGTGACGTACTTGATGTGGTCGATGTACTCGACCGTGGAGGGCTGGATCAGGTCAGGCCAAACCCTGCGGTAGCCGTAGACGTCCGGGATCGCCTGATAGGCCCGGGCCACGTTCGACTGAGCCGTCAGCGAGTTGTTCGGGCTGTTCTTGCTGACCGCCGTGCCCGAGTTCTCGTAGTTGGCGACCTGGGGGATGTCGGGGACCGGCGCAAGCAGGCCGACAACCGCCTTTGCCGCCGAAGGGCCCGCAAGACCACCAAGCAACTGGCCGGCCAAGCCACCAGCAGGCCGGCGAGTCAGGATGACCGTGTCGCTGACAACTGGGGGCGCCTCCAGGCGCGGGTCCGTGAACGGGTCAACCTCCTGGCCGTTGATCTTCAGCGAGCACTCGAAGCCGCACGAGATGTGCCGCTCGATGTTGGCCTGCAGGCTGACCGTCGGGTCAAGCGGGTGGCGATGGCGGCCGGTGACGCCCGCCGGGTCGTTGAGGATGATCAGCATGTGGCAGGCCTCAGGAATCGTGAAGGCCCGTAGAAGCGCTCCATGACGTCAAGGCGCGTTACCCGGACACTGCCGCCGCACTCGTGCTGGCCTTCGGCATGCAGGACCGTGGAATCAGTCAGCAGGATGCCGACATGGCTCGGCCCACCGTCCTTCCAGTTCATCCACATGGTGGCGCCCGCTTTTGGGTCGCAGTCTGTCCAGCGCTCAGGCTGGCCGGCGAACCCGTCGGCGACGTCGGTGTGTGGCACAGGCCCGATGTCCAGGCCGTGCACCTCGCGGAAGAACAGCACCACCAGGCCGAAGCAATCCATGCCAGACCAGTCCGAGCGCCAGCGCGCCCACTGAACGCCGACAGCGCGGGCGGCGAACTCCTGGGGCGTCATGAGGGGCAGCATTCCACCCATGCTAGGAAGCTTCAGATCAACTCAAGCCCAGTGAAGACGGCCGGATCGTAGATCTCCGAGACGTTCAGGCGCATCGGATTGCTCTCGGTGGCCGTGACCTGCACCGCGTCAGGCGAGAACACGATCCCGCCAACGTCCGAGATGTAGAGTTCCCAGGACACCTCTGGCGTGTCGGTGTCACCCAGGTACAGGTGGTAGGTCACCACGATGGGGGCGACAACGGCCGCGCCTTGAATCCTGGCGATGGCCTGCTTGAACTCTCGACCCACCACCGCGCGCGGGAAGGCCAGGACCAGCTTGGGCTGGCTGTCACCTCGCTGGTCTGGTGGCTTGACGGTCATCGGCGCAGGCTGGTGCACCTGGCCGCCCAACGTCACAGCCTCGAACTTGTCCGCCACCAGCCGGATGGGTCCATCAAACGACGGGTGGCTGAAGGTGATCGCATGGTACTCGGGGAGCGGGCTCTTGCTGGCCCAGAAGGTGCGCCGGTCCATGTCAGGCCTCCGGCAGTTCTGCTGTCACCACCTCGTCAAGCACCGATGCCCACGAAGACCAGCCGGGCAGCGCAACGATCAGGTCCGCCGCAGCTTCATAGTCGTCCGGTACCACGAGCGCGCGGGCCATGATGGTCGCGGAGTACCCGAACAGGCCGCCCTGCTCCTGCACAGGCAACAGGCTGTCAGGCAGGAACCTGCAGACGTGCTCCACCATGCCGAACTCGGTCCTGATGGGAAGCGTGAACTCGTCCTGCCCACGGTTGAGGGTGTGCTGAACCCACAGCCAGAACACCTGGGCGTCCGCTTGGCTGAAGAGGAAGGCCACGTCCCAGAACACCGGCACGTCGGTGCCCGTGGCCTGGGTGTAGGCGTAGCCCCGGCGCGGCTGCGCCATGCTGAAAGCGGCCGGCTGGGCGCGGCTCTTGCCGGCCTTCAGGATGGTCCGAATGTGCGACGGGTAGGCAACAGGCATCACAGCCTCCCTTGAACGTTGGTAGCCGAACGCAGCGCGGACCACACGGGGCCGCTGTTCTCGCGGATCTGGTTCGACACGTCGGCAATCACGGCCTTCAAAACATTGGCCTGGGCGTTGTAACTCTGCGAGTCGGCCGCAGTCTGCACGCCATTGATGAACACCTGAACCACAGGCGCATTCCCGCCACCCACGTTGTCAGCCGACACAACCTTCCCTGACTGGTTCGGGATCATGTACTGGCTGCCATTGGCGCCCACGAACATCTCCGACTTGCCCGTCTCGTTCACCCGGTACATGGAGCCAGCCGACACCGGCCCCCCGTACTGGCGACCGCCACCGTAGTTCGCACCCTTGATAGTGGAAACGATCCCGGCCGTGCTGGCTACCACCGTGGCCATAGCCCCAAGGTTCACCGGGAATGGCAGCGCAGCAGCCTGCGCGATGCCCTGCTGAATCTTCACGACAGCCTCGGCGATGGCGAAGGCCTTCGAAGCGGCGAACATGGCCCTGTAGGCGGTCGATTGCTTGCCGGCGAAGACCTGGGTCATGCCAGCCAGAGAGTCGAAAAGCTGGGAGGCGCCCTGCAGTTGCTGCTGTTGCCCTGCGAGCTCCTTGGATCGGGTGTCCGCGCGAACCTGCTGGATGCGCTGCTGCGTTTCCTGCTCGATTGCCACAAGCCATTCGGCGTATAGCTGCGCCTGCTCAAGATCCTTCTGAGCGTACTCGCGGACGATCTTGGCCTTCTCTTCCTGCTGGAAGATGAGCTCTGCGATGGGATCTTGGCCGGCAATGCCCGCCATGGCTGCATTCCGCCCCTTGTCGCGCTCGGCTCGCTCCCGCGCTGCCTTCTCGTCCTCTTCCTTGCGCACCCGGTTGATTTCTTCCTGGGTCTTGCGCATGAGCTCAACCCGGGCCTGCTCGGCATCCTGGCTGATTAGGCTCACCGCCTCGGTATAGGCCTTCTCGCTGATCTTGCGCTCGTCCAGGTGCTTCTTGGCCACCCGCAGCTTCTCGGCCTCGGTCTCGTTGATGGCGTTGATCTCGGAGGCCTGGGCCTTGCGAAGGTCAGACAGATACGCCGCCTCATCGAACTTGGCGCCCTTCTTGCCGTCCTCACCGCCCCCGTTTGGCTTGAGTTTCGGCTGCGGCTTCGGCGGGCCCATCAGTTCGCCGCCAGCACCGCGTGCCCACGCCTCGCGCATCCTGGCGCCCATGGTCTGAGCCCGGGACAGCGTGGCCTTGTCGGCTGCGTCAAGTTCGGCCCGGCGCTGCGCCGCATCGGCTTTCATCTGCTCACCGATGGCCCGTGCGCCCTCGAAGTCGCCGCGCATCACGGCCGCCACCTGGGCGCCGATGCCGCCAATCTCGGTCCAGATGCCCTTGAACACGAACGAGACGTTTCGCCCCAGCACGCTCAGGGTCTGCCAGAGCACATCGGCGGCATCCAGCAAGTAGGACAGGGCCACACGGGTGTCGCTTGCCCAGTCGGAAATGGCCTTGTTGCGCCCAACGGCCTCTGCCTCTTTGTCCAGTCCAGAGACTTCCGAGACCAACTGATTGACGACGTCGGTCAAGCCACGGGTAACGCCAGCAAGAACTGCGCTAGCGCCGGACATTTCATCAAGCTGCTTGTTGGCTCGCAGCGCCGCATTTTCGAGCTGCGTTAACGCATCGCTGAATGTCTTGGGCAGCTTGTTGAAGTCCTCCTGAATCTGCTTCGAGGCCTTCAGCATTGCGGCAGCCACCACGTCGGCGGTCAACTTGCCTTCCTCGCCCAGCTTCTTGAGCGAGCCGACCGGCACCCCGATGGCATCGGCCATCTGCTTCATGAGGTACGGGGCCGACTCCATGAGGGAGCGCAACTCGTCACCAGCCAGCTTGCCGGAGCCCAGCGCCTGGCCGAACTGCAGCATGGCGGCCTTGGCCTCGACGGCAGAGGCGCCAGACACCTTGATGGCCTGAGCCAGGGTCTCGGTCAAGGCCAGCGTCTGGGCCTGGGTGCCGCCCATTGCCTTCATGGCGCTGTTCAGGCGCGTGAACACCTCCGCATTGGCCGCCACGCTGGTTTGGGTGCGCTTGGAGATGGCCTCCAACTCCAGCATGGCTGCGGCGCCCTCTTTCAGCCCGCCCGCGGCCACCTGAACCCGCACCTCAAGCAACCGGAGCTCGTCGGCCATCTTGGCGACGCGCACGGCAGCGAGCGCAGCCCCCAGGACGCCGACAGCCGAAGCCACAGCTGTGACCTTGCCCTGGAATGCGTCCATCCGACCCGAGGTCTGCTGCAGGCTCTGGTCGATCTTCTTCTGACCGTCCAGCAGCTTGCGCGTCTCGAACGCGACATCAAAGTAAATTGCCCCGACCTGTTCAGCCACGCTTGCGCTCCTTCACCGTCTTCATGAACTGGTCGTACTCTTCCCGGGTAGGCACCTTCTTTTCCTCGGTGTCCGGGTACTTCATCTCCAGCAGGTTCTGGAACTCGGTCATGGAGAGAGAAAGGGCCTCTTCACGCGACAGGCCAAGGTGCACCCTGGCGGCGGCGACGTACTCGGACACGTTGAACTCGGCGGTGTACTTGCCTTGGCTCGATTGGCCCGGCTTCTCAGGCTTGGCCTTGCCAACCATGCCGTGCTGCATCAGGTGCCGGGCAAGGACCACCCTGGCATCTGGCGTCAGGAACCCATCAACCCATCCACCCTCAAGGCTGTGCCAGCCGACAGCCGGTGTCGGGTCTTCCTGGTCGCACAGCGTGGTGAGGATGAAAGCGGCTTGCCTGTCGGCGCGCGGGCCGTGCAGGTCGACATAGAGGCGGACGATCTCGGCCGGCTCACCCAAGCGGGCGAGGTTGGAGAACGACGGAGTGAAGGTGAATTCGCTCCCATCGCTCGCCTGAACCCGGACGAAACCGTCGGCGACCAGCATCAGAGGTTGTGCAGTTGGGCCTTCAGGCCAGTGCCACCCGTGACGGCCACGTTGCCCGCCAGGTATTGGCGGATGGTGGACAGCACGACGGCGCGGATCTGACCGGCAGGCACAGCGATGGCCAGGCCCGAGGCGACCGACACGGAGCCAAGGCCATCCACGGCCACGGTGGTGCCGGCGTCGCCATCGATGGTGGCCGTCAGCGAGCCGCCCGTGTCGTTGCGCAGGATCAGCAGTTGCTTCTGTGCCGGGGCAAAGGTCAGGGTGTCCGAAGACGTCAGGGTCGTCTCGGTCACTGCGAAGGCGCCGACCTGGGCGCCATTGGTGGGGGTGATGGCTGCCATGCTGGGCTCCTATCAGGCTGCGGTGCGGGTGATCTGGCCGTTGGACATCGCTTCCATGGACCAGGTGACAGCCTCGTTGTAGCTGGCGCCCTTGCCCCACTTGGAGATGATGAACGGGCCCTGGAAGATGGCATCAGGGAAGGTGATCTTCAGCCAGGCCTTGGGCTGGTTCAGGGTGCCCGAGCCGGGGCTGAAGACGTGGGCCTCCAGTTCGGCTTGGTTGTAGACGGCGTCCTCGTAGGACACGCCATCACCCGTGAAGGACACGTTCTTGAACGTGACCAGCTTGGTTTCGGTGAAGTCGGGGCTGTCGTCAGCGGTCGTGTCAGTGGTGGCCCACTCGACGTCGAACTGCTTGGTGCGCATCATCCCCAAGTTCTTGAAGGTCAGGCCGGCCGGGTTGTCCGTCTCCAGGCCGATGGCGAATTCGACGGCAACGTCGCGACCAGTGAATGCACTCATGGTGCCTCCTTAAACAGTGATTGCCGAAACGGCGATTTCGAAGACCGCCCGCCGATCAGCGGTGGGCATGAAAACCGGTTCTCCCGGCTGCATGGAGACCAGGTTGCCGGAACTGGCGCGCATGGCCTCGATGATCTGGTTTGCCTTGGCCTCGACGTCGGTGGCGCTCTGGCCATCGAAGCCGATCAAGTACAAGCTGAACAATGGTGTGCGGATCAACTCCGCTTTCCCGCCGCCAATGGGCTTGATGACGGCGCAGGCCTGCGAGCGATCCCGCTCATCAAACGCGCCGTACTGAATCACCCAATCGGCACCCAGGACCGGGGCAATAAAGTCGCGAATGGCTTGTGCTGCGCTCACTTCAGGGCCTCCTTCAGCTTGCGTTTGATCACAGGCTCAGCCCTTTCAAATCCCTTCTTGAGGAATTCAGGCTCACCGCGCGGGCCCCAATACACCCCTTTGCCGTCTGGCCGGGGCTGTCCGCGCAGCTTCCCTGGCGCCTCGTGCACTGCAAGGGCGTACTTGGCGGTGTAGCCCACGCGCCCGACGATTCGACCCTCCTCCTTGTTCACGACCTTGAACATGGAGTTGATCAGCGGGGAGAGATGCTGAGGCGTCATGCCGGCAGCCTCGGCTGTTCCGGCGATCAACGCATCGCCCACGCCTTTGACGGCTCGACCCTCGACCGTCTTGACGTAGGCGGGCAGCTTGTTGGTGATCCGCGCGCTCATGTTGCTACCTGAAAGTCATCGGCCACACGGTTGAAGGTGTCGGCGTCACGCTTGACCGCCCTCACCTCCCGCGCACCGGCCGCAATCGGGTCGCCAGCGTGCTCGCCGACCAGCACCCGATCACCCGGCTTGATGTCAGCCCGCTCGGTGTAAATCAGCTGTGAGCTCGTGAACTCGACGCCCTTGGCATCGGTCATCCGCTTGGCCTCGGCCTTGTAGTCGCAGTCGAACACCGAAGGCGGGCCGAAAGTGGCCACGCGCGACCAGTCATCGACCGCGATCAGCGGCCAATGCGTGGCTTTGGCGGTGTAGGACCAAGAGGCGAGCGAGGACATGCGGCCATGCTAGGGAGGCCGATCAAGCGAAGATCCCGGCTGCGGGCTGCATGAGCTCGTTGAACGCGCGGGAGGCGCCGTCCACTTGGTCGTCGTAGGAGCCGCCCGGGAAAAGTTGCAGTTCCTCGGTAAAAGCCTTGTTCCATGGGCCTTTGAGCAAGACCACATTCCCGGCATTGACCTGGGAGGCGAAGGGCTCAGACCGGACAACCTTGTCGCCTGATTCCAGGCTGAAGTGCAGGCTGTGCCCGGCCAGCAGGGTCGCAAACGCCAAGACCTGGGACTTGCCGGCCTGCCCTGGATCTTGGGGTATGGACTGCTTGACCTTTCCGCGCCCGTCGTTGTCCGCGGTGTCCTTCATCCGCTTGTCGCGGTCGTGGGTCTTGAGCTTCTCCCGCTCGACGTGGGCGACGATGAACCGGCCATCGGCCAGCAAGCCCAACTTGGCCCCAACCGTGTAGTCGCCTGTTGTGGTGGCCCCCAAGTCCCACCCACGGACCCAGCGCACCACCGGGCCGGGGATGGCGTCGACGATGGTCAGCTGGTCCACCTCGAAGTGGCCGCCCGACTTTGGTGATGGGCGCTGCTGGAACTGGCCGGCCACGGCATAGGCGCCCATGACCTTCTTGTCGCGCTCGACCACCTCCCGCGGGAACCGCTCAGGGAAAAGCAACTCCCCTTCTTCGGTGCGCCAGTCCTTGAAACCGATGCTGGTGATCTTCTGCGAGCCCTCGTACTCCATGGGCAGACACAGGTGGTCATACCCATAATCGCCTTCCAGGATCTCGCCTGACACGTCCTTCGTGCCCAGACGCTGCATCACGATGATGATGGCCGACTCCTTCGGGCTGTTCAGTCGGGTTGGCAGCGTCTCGCGAAAGATCCGGGTGGCCACCTCCAGCTTTGCCGGTGAGTGGGCGTCTTCCACGCTGTGCGGGTCGTCCCAGCACACCCGGTCGCCCCGCTTACCCGTCATCGACTTCACCGGGCAGGCCTGGCGCCATCCGGTCTTGGAGTTCTCGAAGTTGCGCTTTTCGGACTGGTCGCCCACCAGGGCCAAGTCAGGCCACAGGGTCTGATACCACTCGGACGAAACCAGCCGGCGCATCTTCAAGGCGTCACGGATGGCCAGGCTCTCTTCATGGCTGGCACCGATGAACCGAATGGACGGCATCCCCATCGGCCCCCACTCCCACGATGGCCAGAACACGTTCGTGCTCAGGCTCTTCATCGTGCCGGGCGGGATGTTGATCAACAGGCGCTTGATCTGCCCGCGGCTGACCGCCTCGAGGTGTTCGCACAGGGCGTCCATGTGCCGGCCGTGCACATACGGCTGGCCAGGCTCCACCACATGCCACCCGCGCTTGATGAAGTTGACCAGGCGGCGGCGGCAGAACTCCCGCTCAGCCTCCAGGAAGTCGGCATCATTGAGCAGGAGCACGGGCGTTCAGCAGTTCTTCCAGGGCGCCGTCGGACAGCTTCTTCGGGTCGATGGTCGGCGCCTCGGGGGCTTGCTCGTTCAGGCGCTGGACGGTGTCCTTGTTCGCTGCGATGAGGTTCAGCGGCACGTGCGCGGCCTTGTTCGCGAGTTCAGTTAGGGCCGCAACGCCCTTGAGTGCATCAAGGCTCTGCGCTGTCAGAGGCGAAGCGTCATCGATCTCCATCACCTTCGCGTTGGCGATTCCGGCGAGCCGGTGGGCTGTTGCTGCACTGTACTCAGCGGCCCCGGCAAGGTGCCCCGAAATGTTCGACAACATGCGCGACAGGTCCGTCACGATCTGCTGCCGAGCAATCGGCAATTCGGCGATTTCATCGGCGATTGACTTCGCGGCTTTATCCACCGCAGCCTTCTCTGTCGCCAATTGAATCAATGACTTAGCTGCGCCTTGGGCTTCGGCTTTATTCGGCTTTATTTTTCGCCGAAGCGTTGATTCGTTGACGCCGAACTCCTTCGCGAGGGAGTTGAGCGACTCCCCCCCAACGAAGTGCCGGCGCTCAATCGAAACCACCTGTTCCTGGGAAAGTGCTGACTTGCGCCCCATGTCACACCACCAATCCCATGGAGACCAGAGACTCCTTGAACGGCTTGAACTCCTGCAGGTGGACGAACTTGACCCCGGCCAGATTGCAGGCCGTCCAGACGGACATTGAATCCTCGGCTCGCACAGGGGCGCACAGGATCTTGTTGATGTACTTGGGGGCGTGAACACCTTTGAATTTGCGCATGGCTTCCGCTTGGTACAGGAACAACTGCCCGATCCCCGCCGCCATCTCCCTGGCTCCGCCACCTGCCTTCGCCTCAACGATCGTGACGCCGAAGTCGCGGTGAAACAAGACCAGGTCGGCGCGGCCCCCACCGAAGCTGTACTCAAAAGCGTGCCGCCTGAATGGGCGAACCCCGAGAACCTTGGGCAGCGAACCCATGGCAAGCAGGATCTTTAGTTGGAGCGTCGCCGCAGACTCATCGTGCCTGAGTCGGGCAAGCAACCTGGGGATCTCTTCGGCCTCTATGGCGCGAACGGCCTCTGATTGGTCTGTCATCACACCCCCACGAGGTCGACCAGCTTGCGGCTCTTGGTCTTGGCCTTGGCTGTGGGCTTCGGTGGGCGCTGGCGGGCCCGGCGCGCGGCTTCGCGCTCTTGCCACTCGGCTGTGTCTTGCTCCTGGATCCTCACGCACCGGGTCACGCCGCCATCCCTGGCGATCCTGCGGAAGGATGCACCCTCCTGGGGGCGCTCCATTCGGACGGTGACGGGCTTGGGCAAGTGGGCCATGTCGAAAATGGACGCGGGGCCCTTGATCTGCAGTGGGGCGGCTTCTGCCGCCTTGACGATGCGCTTGATGATCGGAGACGTCACCAGGATGTCTTCGTCCTGGTCTTCTGGGTCATTGAAGGCCCAGGCCGCCACCTCGGAGTCGGGCAGCACGCTGGCGTGATCTGGCACCAGCGTGAGCCCTTGCGGGTAGTGCACAACGGGCGCGCCGAAGTCATCGAACAGCGCGAGCTGTCCAATGCAAGGCGTCGTCCATTTGCGTGCTAGGCGTGCCACGATCACTGGCCTCCATTGCGTTCAAGCAATGCTAGGGAGACTGGCTTTTGCCCCTTGAGCATCTGGCGGACGGCCGCCCGGTATACGTCACGCAGGGTGCGCAGATGGTCCTTTAGGTACTTGCGCGGCTCCTGGTCGGCCTCGAGGGCTTCGACTTCCTCCAGCCCGATGCGGGCGATGAGCCCCACCCTGTAGCCGGTCGGGTTGCCGCCCAAGTAGTCGTTGCAGTGCTTGCACTGGCCGTGCACGTTGCGCTGATCAAACCGGAGATGGATGGCGCTGCCCTTGCTGCGGTAGTGCCCCGCGTCGCAACTGCCGCCGATCTGGTCGGGGTTGAATTGCTTGCCGCAGGACACACAGCCCTTGTCCCAGTCGCGCAGGCGCACGAAGTGGTTCATGGCCTTCTCGACTTCCTTCTCGAGTTGAGGCTTGGTCTTCATCTGCTCGAGCTTGGCCTTGGTCTCCTTGCGGTCCTGCTTGACCGCGGCGGCCTGCTTCTTGGCGCTCAGCCATTCAGCGTGGCCCTGGGCACACTTGGGGCCGCACATGATCTGCATGGGCCTGGCCGGCGTGAACTTGAAACCACACCCGCCCTTGCGCTTGTCGCAGACCTTGGGCTTGACCGGCTTGACGCTGGTCGATGGCGAGGCCTTCGCCCTGAGCGGGGCGTAACGCTTCATTGGGGATCGCTTCATGCTGCGAGCTCCAGGGGGATCTGGCGAGGGTCAACCTCCTGCGCCTGGTGGATGACCTTCAGCGATCGCTGGCGCGGCTTGGCCGCAATCAGGCCGGCGCGGCGGGCGCACACCGGGCCCCAGGCGCTCAGGCCTTGGGCGGTCTGGACGGTTGCGGCGGGCTTGGGGCCGAGAGGCCTCCCGCATTTCACGCACTTCACTGCGTCGCCCTCCCCTCGGCGCGGGCGGTTGCCTCTTTGGAGCGCCACACCTCAACCCGGGCCTGGGCTGCCACCAGCATCCACCGGAGGTTCTCTTCCTCTTCGATCGCGGCTCGCATCCCCTCAAGGTGGGTGACGTACCGAGCATCGGCGTAGGCCTCGCGCTCCTGCGCGGCGATCGGCAGGCTGGGACACGTCTTCATCAGCGTGGCCTTGAGGGTCTTTCGGTACTCTTCGAGGTAGATCCGGTTTGCCCGGGCTGCGGCGTACTTGGGCGCCATCTCGATGATGGCGTTGACGGCGCGATGAGGGTTGATGTTCTCGTCGCTCACTTGTCGCCCCCACGAATGGCGGAGTAAGGCAGCCCGTTGGCCTGCAGCAGGTCGCGGGTCAGGGAGTTGGCCCGGCGCACCCGGTCGGCGTAATCCTGGCCACGGTCGCGCGCGAGCGTCTCGTAGGCGTGGACCTGCATCTCATGCGACATGCGGCGGATGGCCACGGCCGAACCGTTGATCTCCAGGCACTCGGCCTGCCACTCAGGGCTTGAGCTGTCGACCAGGGTTCCATCAAGCAGTTTCACGGTCGCCATGGGCGTTCTCCACAGGGATGAATTGGGGGCGGTCAACTTGGCCAGGCTTGGCACAGGTGGCCATCCACCAGATGTGATCTGCTGCGTTCTCGGCTTTGATGTACCGAAGGCACTCGGCGTGCTTTGGGCAGGCCAAGCCATGGCAGAGGTAGTCGGATGGGCCCAGGGTGGTCATGTCGATGCGCCGGTTAGAAGGGGATGTCGTCGTCCATGTCGTCGAAGCCGGTCGACGTCCTGGGCGCTGGTGCGGGGGCCTGCTGGCGACGCGGGGCAGGAGCGGGGCTCGCGGCCTCACCTTCGCGGCCTTCTGGTTTGGCATCGCGACCACCCAGCAGCTGCATCTGCTCGGCCACGATTTCGGTGGTGTAGGTGTCCTTGCCGTCCTTGTCTTGCCACTTGCGGGTCTTCAGGCGGCCTTCGACGTAGATCTCCTTGCCCTTCTTGACGTACTCGCCCACCACGTCGGCCAGGCGGTCGTAGAACACGATCCGGTGCCACTCGGTTTCCTCGACCTTGTCGCCGCTTTGCTTGTCCTTCCAGCTGCGCGACGTGGCAATCGACAGGTTGGCGATCGACATGCCGTTGGGCGTGTACTTGACTTCCGGGTCGCGGCCAACGCGCCCCAGGCAGATGACTTTGTTCACTGAAGCCATGAGGCCCTCCAATCAGACAGATGCCAGGTCGAAAACACTGGTGGGCGCCTTCACTGGCGTGCGCTCCCAGGAGCCTTGCGGCTTGACGATGTGGGTGAAGTTCGGAGGAAACGCCGCTTCGGTGTGCTTGACCCCCAGCGCGTTGGCGCGGCGGCGAACTGTTCTCTCGCTGATGTCCGGCACCACGGCCAGCACAGCTGGGGCGCCACCTGATGCGAACAACTCCCGAATGGCCTTGTCCAGGCGCTGGTTGGCCTCGCGGTCAACCCCAGTCAGGCCCATGTCCCAGGCCTTGACCTGGCAGGCGTTGGGCGTGCGCCCCAACTTGGCAGTGATGACCGCCAAAGGAATCTGGCCCAGGTGCTGGCTCAGGAACTTCTTGTCGGAGTCGTTCCACTTAGGCATGCGTTTCATGCTTGCTTCCCCTCGAGTTGAAGCGCGGGGATCACGGCCGACGCGAGCGTGAACTTCGTCTTTGCTCCGTCTCCACCAAGCCGCAGCACATCGGCGGCTTTTTGCGGATCTCCAACCAGGACCGGGGGGGCAACCTTCCGCCCCTCATGGCGGTTGACAGCCTCAAACTCACCGATGAGCTTGGCCGGGTACGCCAAGTCGGGCCTGCCCGAGTACGCGCGGTACGCCTCACAGAAGCGGTGCTCGATGTAGCTCAACTCGTTCAGGTCGGAGCGGCACAACTTCGTCCAGCCGCCCAGGTCTTCGATGACGGCGTGAATGACGGGGTCGTCAAAGGCTACCGACTTGTAGGCGCCGACACGCTGCATGGCGTCGAATGCCTTCCCCCAGGCCATGCGGGCGCGGTCAGTCTTGGTGCCTTGGAGGGCTTTGACCACGTCAGCCGGCTTCGGGCAAAACTGGCCCCGCTCCGGGTCAACGGCATGAGCGTTCAATGCCTTGCGCACCTGCTCCATGTCGAAGGACTCACACGCCGCCCACCAGACTTGCAGGGCAAACGTGCTGGCGTCTTGCCGGTAAAACGCCAGCACAGACGTGATGAGCTCCTTGAACTCTCGCTTGTCTTGGTCGGTCATGCTTCGATCCCCTGTTGCCTGAGCCACTCATCGCCTACGGCCTTGTTTCGCGCCTCGAGCGCTTCCTGTCGGTTGATGGGCAGCGACGGCGAAGCCCTCGCCTCCTGCGTCATCCACGAGGCTTTGAAGCCCTGCCATCCGTTCTCAGCTGCGACCTTGACGGCCTCTGCGACGGTCACACCCGCCCTGGCGGCCTCGGCCTTGACGGCAGCCCATGCGGTGGGCGTCAGAGTCTTTGCGCCCTTGTCCTTGCGGGCCTTGAACCAGTCGGTGGCGTGTTGAGGGTCGACCCCCTCGGCTTGGAGGTCGGACACAGACAGCGCGACCGCGCTATCTCCTGAACGTAGTGAAGGAGATTTCTTCTCTTCTCTACTCTTCTCTTCTCTAGGCGTTTTTTGGCGTGACGTGGTGTGACGTGGCGTGACGTGGCTTTGGCTGGCTTCGTCTGGCGTGCCGTGGCCTTGAATGGCGTCGCGTTCACGCTGGCGGCGCTTGCGCTCCGCCGCTGTGTCGTCTTCGCGCTCACGCTTGGGCTGGCGCTTGTCCCAGGCGCAGATAAGCCCATCCGCCACCAAGCCGCGAACCTCCATCTGCTCAAGAATGGACAACGTCTTGCCTTCGGCCAGGCCGAACAGGCAGTCAATGGCTTCGTGGTCGAGATCGCCGAACGAACCACGCACATCCGAAGCGCTGGCCTTCTCGAGGACAAACGCCCAGACGGCGATGACGTCAGTCAGCCCAACGCCGGCCTTGCGGGCGACCAGCTGGAACTTCGGGTCCGTCACGCTGCCGTGGTGCCAGCGGAACCAGTCGATGCCGCCAGCCATCAGCGCCCACCCTTCTGCCGGCCCTTGACGTACTCAGGGCTCAGGCCTCGGTTGGAGAGGTCACCAAGGCATCCCGTAGCAGAGCGGACCACATCCGGGTCTTCAGACTTCAGGCGACGCGCACGCTTGAGCGTGGCAGCCTTGCTGACCTTGGCGTCCTTCTGGATCTCTGCCACGTCAATCTGGGGCTTGTAGTTGCGGTCGAATGGGGAGGTCATGCGGCCACCTCCACAGATTCATAATCGGTTGCAAAGCACATCGGTTCAGGCCCTGGCTCTACGCACAAGCTCAACAAGTGCGACTGCAGCCTGAAGCGGTACGACTCCATTTCCGACCTGACGCAGTTGATGAGCGCGGGACTCGTCCACCAGATAGGCCATCCCATCAGCCAGCATCCGAACGCCGGGTTCAACCGCCGGCGCAAGGTCCGGCCGGTTGGCGACAATTCCCGCCCATCGAGGGTCGAGTGGACCGGGTGCGAAAAGTGGTGTTCCACGAAGTTGGGAAGCTGCTCGCCTCCCTTGTGGTTTCGGCTCTGCTGGCTCTCCTGGCTGTTCGGCGTCCGGTAGTCCCGGCTGGCTGGTGTAGGCCATTGCGCCGCTGCTGATGGCAGCATCAGATCGCCCTTGCTCCCCGCTTGGTTGGGGCCACCCTTCGTGCCGTCCGTCGCCCTTGGCGTCGGCCACTGCTGGGCTTGTCCAGACAGCGTCAACCGCTCCTGCCCAGGCTTGCCCCCGTCGCGGGTGTACTCGTTGCCTTGGCTGTTCGACACGCTTGGGGTCATCCAAGAGTTGACGCCACGCAAAGCAGAACCATCGTGAACGCCCGTGCGCGGCACCCACGTCGGACGCGGCAAGAGTGATCCATTCCGCGTCCCACCCGCGATCGGCCAGTTCTCCCACGACTCGGGAGGCCGCGCGCTCGAAGAGCTCGCCTTCGGTTTCGTCCACAGCGGAGGCGGTGGCAGTAGCGATGGCGCTGACGTTCTCCAGAAAGAGTCCCTGCGCGTCGCAATCGTCAGCGAGGTCAAGGATTTCAAAGAAGAGCCCGGAGCGCTTTCCATCAAGACCAGCCCTTTTGCCGGCGATGCTGATGTCCTGGCACGGGAATCCCGCAATGAGCAGATCCACGCATCCACGCCACGCTGCGCCGTCAAAGGTGAGTAGGTCAGACCAGATAGGCGCCGAATCAAGGGCTCCCGCTTCCATAAGGCGGGCAAGTTGTGCGGCAGCAGGGGCTTCCCGCTCCACGTAGCAAACGGTTCGATGTTGGATGCCGAGTAACTCGAATCCGGCTCGCGCTCCTTCTCCGAGCATGCCAACGCCCGCGCAGAGCTCAATGGAATGAAGAGCCACATTCACGCCCCCGTCTTCCGGTACAAAGACACGCGGTGGGCGTGCGTTCGCGGGCTGTGCGCCTTGCGGTTCTGGTCGGTCATGACCATGGGCAGCCCGGCCTTCATCAGGACGCGAGGCAGCGAGCCCCACACCTTGTGGGAGTGAGGCTCAGGAAGCCCGCAGGTGTCGCAGTACGCCCGGATGTCTTCCATGGCGAACAGCGCGCCTTCAGGCAGGCTGGCGAGGTAGCACTTGGCCAGGAAGGTGAAGCGCTCCACCCAGTCGCCTGACTCGTTCTCAAGGACCAGGGCCTGGCCAGCGGCTTTGCGCTGCTCACCGGTCACGAGGACCGTCGAAGCCCTGGTGCGGGCGTCGTGCATCAACAGATCGGCTTGGGTCATGTAGACTGTCTCCGTCTCTTTGAAGGCCCGGTAGGTGTTCCAGCACCTGTGACCCGGGCCTTTTTCTTTGCCCGCCATTGATCGGCGGCGGGCGGCTCCGATCAGGTTGTGGCCCGCCCCGTCAGCAGTTCACGCATGAGGCGGTTTTCAGCCTCTGCGGCTTCAGCGCGGCGCACAGCCTCAATGGCGCGGCGCTCGGCCTCGGTCATGATCACGACGAGAGTGCTTTCGACTTGGAAGGCGATCCACTCGGGGTAGATCGTGTTTCCCACCACCTTGCAGAAGGCGCGGATCAGGTCAGCCTGCAGCGTGGCCTTGCCCTTCTTGATGTTGGAGAAGTACCCAGCGTCGATGCCAATGGCAAGGTAAATCTCTTTGTCCTCAAGGCCGGAGGCATCACACGCGAGCGTGAACGCGGCGCCCGAAGTCTTCTTGGCGCGGATCATCTCGATGGGCACAGTCACCTGTGTAGGTGGGCGCGCAAGGGCCAATTCGCCCTGGTCTTCAAGTCGCGTCATGGTGACCTCCCGAAATTTGGGCGATCAGCGAGTCCAATTCGGCTTTTCGGGAACGCCAGATTGACAGCAGCAAATCAGCATCAACAGGATTCCTCATGCCGGCGCCTGGGCTCATTGCGTCAAGGGCTCGATTTGCGTGAAAAGCGGCCTCGGCCTCAGTGGCGTAGCACCCGAAATACTCCTTCGCGATGCGGACGATGTAGTTACCGCCCTGAAGGTAGACGCCGCGCAAGCCGGTCCGGCCTCGCGTCGATTGGATGTTCATGCTGTTTTGCGAGTGGGTCGTGACGCGCAAGTTCTTGCGCGTGTTGTCCAGGCCGTCGCCATTAATGTGATCAACGATGCCTGCATCACTTGCATCAAGACCCATGATCTGGCGATGCATGTAAACGGCGACCACCTTGCCGCCCCTCTTGACGGCGCGGCGCGCGTACCAGCGCTTGTGGCAGAGAACCGCATGCCACTTTGTGGCGACCAATGCCGGATAGTCCTCTTCACTCACCAACACAGACCGGCCTTGAGTCAGAGGAATAAGCAGGCCATTCAAATCGTCTCTCATTCTTTGAACCCGGTTGTGTACCCCTTCAGGGCAAAAAAAACGGACGATGCAGTCATGACGAAGCGACATGACACAGACGACGAATGGGCCCGCGCTGCAGTGCGCAGCGTGGTGGAGCGATGCGTGATCGCGCTTGCCAAGCAGCTGGAACTGCAGGCCAAGGCGCTGCGGCGCGGGTGGCTGCCGTGAGCCGGGCCACAGCGGAGCACCTCATGGGAAGATCGGTTTTCCACGACTTCACTCCCCAGGAGGGCCGCTATGGCTCGAATCAGCGACGTCATCCTTCCGATGCGCTGCCCGAAATGCTTCGACCAGATGCCGCAGCTTGTCAGTCGGCTCGAGCCGGAAAGCTTGGCGGTCTGCCCCCACTGCGGCTTCTCGGTCAGGATCGATCCTGATGAGATCCGAAAGATTCGTGAGGTCTTGCAGAGTGAAGACCCCGACCTTCCCTGACTCTGCAAGCTCTTCGAAGAGGCCCCAGAGTTCGGCAAGGCACTTGGCAGCAGGCGCGGCCGTGAAGACCAGCTTGACGGTTGTGGGCTCAGCCATGCGCGCCTCCCTGGTGGCTAGGGATGTTGGCGGCCCCGCCCTGCGGCTTACGATGGCGGCTCTCACCCCAACCATCAGCACAGGACAGGACCATGGACATATCAGCGCTCATCGCGGGCCTCGCTTACTCGCACACGCTTGTTGGCGCTCTCATGAACGAGCGCGACAGCCAGAAAGCGGCGGCCATCAAGATCGAGCTGACGGAAAAGATCACCGCAGCTCAGATCCAGCTTTCGCAGGTACTCGCGGCTGTCATCGACAAAGACGCCACAATTCATCGCCTCTCCGAGCGCAACCGCGATTTGGAAGCTGCACAGCGAGAGAAAGAGCGGTATCGCCTGGCGCGGATCGGAGCCGTCGGGGAAGCCTTCGCTTATCAGCTTCGTCCTGCTGCCGAACTCAGTGAGCGCAGCGATGAGCCCACCCACTTCATCTGCCAGCCTTGCTTCGACTCCGGGAGGAAGGCTGTTCTTCAAATGCAAGGGCCCTACGCCGCTTGCCCCGTGTGCGAATCCAAGATCGCGCTCAGCAAAGGCGCCGAGCCCCCGATCAGCTACCCGAGCGCCGGGATCTTTTGAGGTCTCACCCATGGCTCACCTCGCCAGCTTGGCTCTTGCGCTTCGATTGCACCTTCTCGGGAGGGAGCGAGGCGGCCCCATAGACGTGGTCGTAGCCAATGCGAAGGCCGCGTTTTGCAGCGACCTCAATCAGCTTCTTGGCGACGTCTGGGGGGATGGTTTGGCCGCGCTCGTAATGACCAACATTGCCTTGCGTACACCCGAGGGCGTCAGCCATGGCCTGCTGAGTCATTTGCAGCCGTTCTCTGATGGGGCGGATCGCATTCATGCAGGCATAGTAGCGGCGCTACTTTATCCTGTCAATACCTGCGCTAGGCCCATCAAGAACAGCGGCGCTAATAATCAGTGATGACTGAAAAGAAAGCCAAGATCACCGACGAAAACCGGGTCGAGTCCGCTGCGCTGCTGGCCATTTGGCAGGCTAAGCACACGCTGTCTCAAGCCGACTTCGGTGAGGCCTACGGCCTAGGCAACCAGTCGAACGTCGGGCACTACCTACACGCGAGGAACCCGATCAACCTCAAGGCGGCCATGGCGTTCGCCGCACATCTTGAATGCGAGGTCTCAGCCTTCAGTCCTAGATTGGCGAGAGAGTTGAAGGCCGTTTCGCATGGTGAAATCACCCATTCGGCGGATGAAGCCTCCACTTCCGCTGTACGGGCATACAGTGATACAAACGTCCGGCAGGCCCCCGTTATTGAATGGGCCCGCTTGGGAGTTGACTTGAATAAGAAGCCACAAGAATTGGCTGAAGCGACGCATTTACCCTATGCCAACAAGCCAGGAGCATCGGAGCAATGCAAGTTCGTTCAGCTGGAGACCTCTGACCTCGCCCCGGATCTGCTGCGAGGCGACCTCATGTTGCTGGACCCCGAGAACAAGGAGCCTCGACGCGACCAGATCGCCCTGTTCAGCGTCCATGGCGGCGAGTTCGTGGCCATGAGGTATCGGCCTACAGTAGACGGGTTCGAGGCCTACAACGCAAAGGGCGTGGTCCTTGATGCGCGCAAGCATGGCTTGAAAGTGGAGGCGGTATGCATCTCAATGCAGCGGTTCAATCCCTGATCTGCAGCTTGGCTGTCATCGCCGGCTGTGCAACGACATCGGGCACCGGCCCGACCGTTTCACGAAGCGGCTTTGATGGATCGACGGTGGTCGACATCAACCCGCACGGCAACGACTGCAGCAGCATGACCTGCACTGGCCTTGGGGCTCAGTGGTCATCCGCCACCCCGGACGCCGCAATCCTCAAGGTTCAGGTCTTCAACGACATCACGGCGATCACCGGGGCGAAGCTCAACGTCGATGGCCAGGTCATTGACCTGGAGCCGCTGCGCGGTCTCACGAACTTTGACACATCGACCCCGGGCTTGAAGATCTCGGTCAAGGGCTACCAGGTCAAGCTGTCGGATCTGCGGCGCATCGCTGGCGCCCAGCGCGCCTGGCTGCGGGTGAGCACGCCGAGCGGCTACATCGAAGACCGAATCGTGGAGGGCCCAGCCGACAGCAAGGCCCTGCACGCGATCCGGCGCTTCTTGGCGGCCGTCGACCAGGCCCGCCCCGCCCCGTGACCTCGGAGGCCACCAAGCGCAAGGCCCGGGAAGACATGCGGCGCTTCCTGGAAGAGCTCTTTCGCAAGATGGCCGCCCAGCACAGCCGAGAGGCTCAGATCTACGAGAGAACGGCCAGGAAGTGGCTGAAGAAGGATTGAAACAAGGGAGCCCCCATGAGCACAAAACCACCCAGGCCAACAAACCCAACCCCAAGCCCGGCGCCTCAGCCACAACCGTCGCGGCAACCTACCCACGACAACGGGCGCTACAGCAACAACGACCGAGGTGGCAGAGTGGATCCGATCTTCCGTGAGCCGTCGCCTGCTCCGCGTCCACCGAGCGGCGACAAGAAGTGACCGCTCCTAGCATGGCCCTTTACCCATCCTGAAGGCCCCGCCATGACAGAAGCTGAAAACGCAATTGCTGACCACTGCTGGAAAAGGCGTTCGTCGCTGCTCTACAAGGTTCGGCTGTCGATCGTCTACCACCTCCTGCGTGAGAGGTTCTTTGATCAGGTAGACAAGGGCATAGCCATCATCACGGCCCTATCTGCGACATCTGCCGTCGCGTCGCTGCTTGGCGACTCCGAAGGGTTGGGGAAGTTGGCGGCGGCGTTCACCGCCCTGCTCTCGCTGATCCCTCTGGTTTTCAACCCTGCAGCGGTCGCGAAACGCCACGGCGAACTAGCCGCCAGCTTCCGAAAGCTGCGAGCCGAGTTTGAGCGTGCCGGGGAGCACTGGAGCCCCACCACCTGTGACGAGATGGCCGCCAAGCTGATCGAAATCGAAGTCACCGAACCTGCCACTCTGCACGCCCTGGTGGCCCACTGTCAGAACCAGTTGAACCTGGGCGACAACGGGCCCATCGTTCACCTGACCTGGTTGCAGCATCGGCTGATGCACTTCGTCAGCTTCGACGCGGCAACCCTTGCCGCACAATCGCCGGGTTCTCGACGCAAGTCGGCTTGAGTCTGGGCCCTGAGCCCAGCAGGCCCGCCCTCTGTGGCGGGCTTTTTGTTGTCCGCTTGTTGGCAAGTGTCAGCGGCAATCCGACGGCCGTAAATCAAGCGACCGCATCAAGGGCCCGGAATCCTTCGGCAAGTCGAACATCACATCTTGCACGGTGGCCTCCTGCGGATAGTGTCGGACGACTAGCAATCTGCCCTTGGCCAGTTGCCCAACGAATCCGCACCCTTCTTCGGCCTTGCCGTGCCACAACCTGACACCGATGAGACTCGGACTCCAATCGAAGGACGGTGGAAGGATGCCTTTCATTGCGTCGTCTTCACGCTTACTCCACGAGTAAGCCTCGTGCTTGTCCACGCGCGCGGCGAGCCTCTGCTCGGTGGAGAAAAGCGCCGCTGGGCGAAGGCGCACGTACATCCAGACCTCACCACCACTCTTTCGGATGATCGTGGCAGTGTCCCCGCTACGCGACTGAATTGACGCGTACTTCACCACATCGTCGGTGATTGCATCAGTTCGCTGCTCCAGCTTCCATGGCGCAGCCTGCGCGCCCCACCCCCAGCCGCACAAGGCGATGGCTGACAGCAAGCCGCGCACGCGCCAGCGGCGAACCCAACCCCCGGACCTATGGCCTGAAGACATTTCAGCGTTGATCACGGTAACTCTCCACTTGGCCCGAAGGCGTTGTTACAAAATAAATAGCGCATGCGCTAGCGGCGCTATTGACACATCAGAGTAGCGCCACTACTATTAATCCATCGACACACCCCCAGCAGGAGAACACGATGGATCAGAAGCTCAAGCAGGATCTTGCCGCACTGGCTGACGTGCTGGAACAGGCGCTCACCTACGTTGAGATGCATCAGCACGTTGCCGAACAGGGCGGCGTTGGCATCCCCTTCGACCCGAACGCCACGGTTCTGAACGAGGCCCGCGACGGCCTGAAGAACATCCGCTTTCGCCACTCCCACGCCCACGCTGCTGAAGACCACGCAGCGCTGGCGCACTGAGGGGGCCGCCATGTTGATCGTGAGCGCCCGCTACGCCGCCCCTGGTGGTGGCCTGACCCACAAGCTCGCCGAAGTCTTGAACGACTACCCGAAGTTGGGCACGCTGCGCGTTCGCGTGCTGTCCACCGGCGAGGTCCGCCACATCAATGCCGCTTCGGTGGCCTGGGTGATTCAGGCATGAACACCGCAAAGCACACCCCTGGCCCGTGGGAGTGGGACGGCGATTACACGCTGCGCCCGGCGAACCCGCGCCCCGAACTCCACACGGTTCACACCATCTTGAGTCCGGACGGCGAGACGTTCGGCTTCATGGAGGCTGACTACAAGGACGTCTTGGCCGAGAACGCCGCCAACAAGCTGCTGATGGCTGCTTCGCCAGACATGCTTGAAGTGCTCAAGACCACCTTGGACAACATCATGAGCCTCGGCCCGGCTGGTGCGCTTGAGAGCGTGCCCATGCCCTTCCGCGTGTGGGCCGATGTCGTCAAGGCCGTGATTGACAAGGCGGAGGGCCGCGCATGACCGCCCCTCTGGTCCTTGCTGCCGTCCTGATCGGCTCCACCGGCATCGCCCTGGTGATCGTCAACCACTTCCACAAGCGTGACCAAGCCGGCCTTCACTGGCCGGTTTGAAGGAGTCGACATGCAACAGACGTCCAACGTCGTCCAGTTCCAGGCCCGCGGGCATGAGCTGCACCGCCACTTCACTGCCCCTGGGGTGATTGAAGGCCCTTACACCGCCGACTCGCAGGCCCACCACGACTGGGAAGACACCCAGCGCAACCTTTCCGAAGGCTGGGAGCGCATCGGCATCGGCTTGGTCATCCTCATCGCCCTGTGCCTGGTCATGGCCCTTTGGGGCATCGCCACCGAACGCCTTGGCATCGACTGGACTGGCGTTGCCCGCCTGTTCGGCGACAAGCACTGAACTCCACGGAGATCCTGAACATGAATGCACTCGTGTCGGCTGAAAACCGCGCGGTTGCCATGACCGAAGAAGAGGTCATGCACACCCTGCAAAACAGCCTGTATCCCGGCGCCTCACCGGCATCTATCAAGCTGGTCATGAGTTACTGCAAGGCCGCCAGCCTGGATGCCATGCAGAAGCCCGTGCACATCGTCCCCATGTGGGACAGCAAGAGCGGGTCCATGCGTGATGTGGTCATGCCTGGCATCGGCCTGTATCGCACCCAGGCCGCCCGCAGCGGTTGCGCCGGCGTGTCAGAGCCCGAATTTGGGCCCGACATCACCGAAGAGATCGGCGGCCAGACCATCACCTTCCCCGCTTGGTGTCGCGTCACCGTCAAGCGCCGCCTCCAGACCGGCGAGGTGGTCGACTTCACCGCGAAAGAGCTCTGGAAGGAGAACTACGCAGTCAAGGGCGGCAAGGAGAAGTCCATTGCGCCGAACGCCATGTGGACCAAGCGTCCTTACGGTCAGCTGGCCAAGTGCGCCGAGGCACAGGCTCTGCGCAAGGCCTTCCCCGAGGTTGGGAGCGCACCTACCGCCGACGAAATGATGGGCAAGTCGCTGGACGACGCAGGCGAGGTTGTGCAGAGCAGCCAGCCACGGCAGGAAGCCGAGCCGGTGCAGCGCGTGACCTGGCCCGATGACGCCTTCGAGGCGCAGTTCAGCCGCTGGGCGAAGGCGGTTGCCTCCGGCATCAAGTCGCCAGCCGACATCCTCGCCATGGCCAAGACCAAGGGCGAGCTCACCACCCAGCAAGAGGCCCGCATCAAGGGCCTGAAGACGGCCGACGCCACCGACGTCACCCCCAACACCGAACACGGAGCCCAATGATGCAACTCGTCAACTTGGTACAAGGCAGCCCCGAATGGCTTGCCCACCGAGCCCAGCACTTCAACGCCAGCGATGCGCCGGCCATGATGGGCTGCAGCCCCTACAAGACCCGCGACGCCCTCATCCGCGAACTGGCCACCGGCATCACTGCCGAGGTGTCGGCTGAAACCCAGTCGATCTTCGACGCTGGCCACCGATTCGAGGCCCTGGCCCGCCCGCTGGCCGAAGAGATCATCGGCGAAGACCTGTACCCCGTGACGGGTGTCAACGGGAAGCTGTCGGCCTCGTTTGACGGGCTCACGCTGATGTACGACGTGGGCTTCGAGCACAAAACCCTCTCAAACAGCCTGCGCGACGTCATGCACGCGGACATCAAGGGTCACGAGTTGCCGTCGCACTATCGGGCCCAACTGGAGCAGCAACTGCACGTTTCCGGCGCCGGCCGCATCCTGTTCATGGCATCCAAGTGGAACGGCGACCAGCTGGTCGAAGAGCGCCACTGCTGGTACTACCCTGACCTGGAACTCCGCGCCAAGATCCTGGCCGGCTGGGAAGTCCTGGCCCAAGACGTTGCCAACTACGTCCCCCAGGCCGTCGAGGTCAAGGCCATCGGCCGCACCCCTGAGAACCTCCCTGCCCTGCGGGTCGAGGTCACTGGCAAGGTGGTGTCCAGCAACCTGGCCGAGTACAAGGAGCACGCCCTGGCGGTGTTCAAGGCCATCAACCGCACGCTGGAAACCGACCAGGACTTCGCAGATGCCGAGAAGGTGGTCAAGTGGTGCGGGGACGTTGAAGACCGCCTGCAAGCCACCAAGGAACACGCCCTGAGCCAAACGGCCAGCATCGAGGAACTGTTCAACGCGATCGACACCATTGCGGCCGAGGCCAAGCGCACCCGCCTGGAACTGGACAAGCTGGTCAAGGCCCGCAAGGAGCAGATTCGCGAAGAGATCGTCTCCGAAGGCCGCAGCGCCCTGGCCACCCACATCGCCAGCCTGAACGCTCGCCTGGGCAAGCCCTACATGCCCGCGATCCCGGCCGACTTCGCCGGGGCCATCAAGGGCAAGCGCACGGTCGAGAGCCTGCGCGACGCGGTGAACACCACCCTGGCACACGCCAAGATCAGCGCCAACGAGATCGCCGACAAGATCCAGCTGAACCTCAACACCCTGCGCGACCTGGCCAGCGAGCACGCCTTCCTGTTCGCCGACACGCCGGTCATCGTGCTGAAGGCCCCCGACGACCTGACGATGCTGGTCAAGTCCCGGATCGCCGACCACAAGCAGGCCGAGGCCGCACGCCTTGAAGCCGAGCGCGAGCGCATCCGCGCCGAAGAGGCCGCGCGCCTGGAGCGTGAGCAGGCCGAATCCAACCGAATTCACCAAGCGCAGCAACCGCAACAGGTTTTGAAGGCAGAGCCGGCCTCGGTGCCGGCCGACGCTACCGACCGCGGCACCGCTGCCAATGAGAGCCCGCGCGGCGGCGCAATGGGTGCAGGGCAAGCCGCCGCCGCGGCCCCCGCTGGCGAACCGTCCACCCTGAAGCTCGGCGCCATCGGTGAGCGCCTGGGCTTCACCCTGACCGAGGCCTTCGTCTCCGAAGTGCTGGGGGTCAAGGCGTCCGGCAAGGACAAGCGCGCGGTTCTCTACCGCGAAAGCGACTTCCCCTGCATCTGTGACGCCCTGGTGCGCCACATCAACAAGGCCAAGGCCGGCGAACTGCTGGCCGCCTGAACACCAGTTTCGGAGGCCGGCATCGGCAGTCGCATCGCGTGCGGCGGGGTTGGAAGTCCTCGTTACCTAACACCAGCATCCGCACGGCTGCGTTTCCCGAGTGCTGCCACCACGCGCCGGCCTCCCCCTTCACATCCTCCACGGAGAACCACCATGCCCCGCGACTACACCCCCGCCATCGACTGCACCAACGAACAGCGCCAGGCCATCGCCCTGCAGCCTGTCACCTCCAACCAGATCGCCTCCATCGGCTACAGCCACGAAACCAAGACCCTGGCCGTCACCTTCACCCGTGGCGCTGGCAACGTCTACGAGTACCCGGACGTCGAGCCCGAGACGGCCTGCGCCTTCTTCATGGCCGAGAGCCTGGGTCGCCACTTCGGCGAGCACATCTCGAAGCTCCCGAGCCGCAAGTACAGCCCTGACGCTGAAGTCGTCGCGGCCTGACCTAGTTCGGCGGGCTGCATCAGATCAATTCGTTGCAGTAGAGGGCGCGCTTTGTTCGCCAGCCCGCCAACCTCATCAAGGAATCGATATGGCAGATCTCAGCCCAGCAACAGTCAGCGGCCTGAAGCGTTTTCAAGAACTGGCAGATACCCCGCCCAGCCAGCGTGATCGCATCTACACACGCCTGGACCCCGTCTACATCTGCCCCATTTGCGGCGACGAGCACGAATGGGAACAAGAGGCCTTGGATTGCTGTCAGGGGAAAGATGCAGAGGAAGCAGACCTTCGCAACAAGTGCCCCGTCTGCCTGACCGATCACGTCGACACCCATGCCGCGGCGCATTGCTGCCTGTGGAAGGACCTGACCTGGTTGCAACGCTACCTGATCGCCAACTGCGTCGAAGCCGGAACCCCTTGGCCTGAAGCCATTGAGCGCTTCAAAGATCAAAACCCGATCAAGAAAGACTGAGCATGTTCAAGCAACTGATCGTCTACCGCATCGCTCCCACCTGGGTGCCCGACCTGGACAAGGCCCGCGAAGACCTGGCCCGCGTTGCCTTCGTGGCCTGCGGCCCCACGCAACAGAAGACATCCGGCTTCGTTCCTCCCCGCCTGGAAGACGGCGCGGCAATGATCGAAGCCATCGGTGGCCAGTGGATCGCCCGCCTGCAGACCGAGGCACGCAAGGTGCCATCCGACGCCCTGCAACGTCGCACCGAGGAAATCGCCGACCAGGTCGAGCAGCAGACCGGCCGCCGCCCGGGGCGCAGGCAGACCAAGGAACTCAAGGAGCAGGCTCTGCTGGAACTGCTGCCGATGGCCTTCACCAAAGTGTCCCGCACCTGGGTGTGGATCGACCCCAAGGCCCGCCTGCTGGTCATCGACTGCGGCAGCCAAGCCAAGGCCGACGAGGTGGTGTCGATGCTGGTCAAGGCCATGGACGGCCTGGCGCTCAGCCTGATCCAGACCGAGACATCCGCAGCGGTGGCCATGGCCCATTGGCTGGGCACGGGCGAGCCGCCCTACCAGTTCAGCGTGGACCGCGAGTGCGAGCTGAAGTCGCCCGATGAGATGAGGTCAGTGGTGCGCTACGGGCGCCACCCGCTGGACACCGAAGAGGTGAAACAACACATCCAGGCCGGCAAGGTGCCCACCCGTGTGGCGCTGACCTGGCGCGACCGCGTGTCGTTCATGCTGACCGACGCCCTGCAGGTCAAGAAGCTGGCCTTCCTTGATGTGGTCTTCGAGTCCACCGAGCAGCGCACTGGCCGCCGCGTTGACCAGGCCGAGGCCTTCGAGGCTGACGCGTCCATCAGCACGGGCGAGCTTCGCCAACTGATTCCCGACCTTCTCGACGCCCTTGGCGGCGAATCGGTCATCTCACAGCCTGCCTAAGGCACCAACCACCTCCATCAACAACCAACGGAGATCCCATGCAAGTGATTCCCAAGCCCCCGCTCGCTGAAGGCGAGCTCTACACCGGCCTGATCGGCAACGCCAACGGTGAGGCCTACCACCTCATCCTGCTGCCGGGCGACAACGACGGCGCCACCTGGCAGGCCCAGCTCGAATGGGCCAAGAGCATCGGCGGCGATCTGCCCGACCGCGTCGAGCAGGCCCTGCTGTTCAAGCACTTCAAGAGCGAGTTCCAGGAGCGCGCGTACTGGTCCAACACGCCCTGCGAGCCCGATGACGACGAGGAAGAGTCCTCCTGGGCTTGGTATCAGTTCTTCGGCTACGGCTACCAGGGCAGCATCCCCAAGAGCAGCGAGTTCCGTGCCCGAGCCGTCCGCAGATTGCCCATTTGATCCTTTGATCATTCACTGAGGTTCCACATGCAAACCATCACCATCGAAGATCTGCAGGCCCGCCACATCGAGCTGGGCAAGCTGAT